TCACGACGTGCTACCCGGATCGGCGGTGAGCCTGGTAAGCTCGCCGATCGCGCCCCAGGCGTTGCTGAGCGCCTCGCGATACGAGGCCGCGTTGCCAGCGCTATAGGCCGCGCGGACGGCGCTCAAGAGGGCGTAGGCGTGGCGGTCGGCGCGCTGCACCCGCACCCACCCCGCCTCGTCGATTGCGCCGGCATCATGCGCCGCGATCGCCGCGGTGGCGGCTGCCTGGTAGGCATTCTCGGCCGCGATCGCCGCCCGCTCGTCGAGCGTCGTCTGATCGAGGACCGTGCCCGGCCCGCCGGACCCGGCGCCGCTGGTCACGCATGCACAGAGCAGGAGCGGCGCGAGAACCGCGCCAAGGAACCGAAGGCTCATCGTCCATCCACCTTTCCACCATCGCGGCCTGTGCTCGACATGCCGCGGATTGCCGCTCGGGTAAGGCCGAGCCCTTCACCGACCTGCTGGCTCGCGCGCTGCGCGCCGACAGTCGTACCGAGGTAGAAGGAGCAGGCCGCCGTGAAGGCGACGATTAACGCTCCCTCGAGCTGCTGGGTGGGCTGCGCGAAATATGCGCCAATGAATGCCCCCACGAGCGCGTAGGCGATCACCACCTCGGGCTGCCGGAAGAGGCGATCGACCAAGCGTTCCAGGAAGCCGCGGCGCTCGATCTCTGGGAGACCTTCGGTGTCCATGTCAGCCCTGCCCGATCCGGTTCGCGATCCAGCCGTAGAAGAAGGCCTCGTTCTTCGGGCGCGCTTCGGTGATGTCCGCGTAGCGGCTCACCTGGAAGCCATCGAGCGCCTTCAGCAGCACCGCTTCGCCTTCCGCACCGCGCTTCGCCTTGAAGGCGTCGAGCGCGTGCAGCGTCATCGGCCCGATGTTTCCGTCGACGCCGATGTCCGGATAGTCGGAGGCTTCGCGGTTCAGGAGGTTGAGCGCGCGCTGAAGGAAGCCCGCAGCGATCGTCTGTCCCATGTTCACGCCAGTATCGAGCAGCTCCTCCGCAACGCGGGGGTAGCGCTTCGCAACCTGGTCGAACTTCGGGCCGAACCAGAACCGCTTGCGATAGATGTCCTCGGCCGTCTCGCGCGGCAGCGCTCGCATATCGCCACGATAGCCATAGGCGCGCGCGACTTGCTCGGTGACGCCCCAGCGGGTCGGCCCGCCGCGATCGGCCGGATGATTGGTGTAACCACCCTCACGCCCGACCAGCTCATCGATCACCTGCTGCAAGGTCTTGGCCATCGGGTCCCCGCTCGATCTGTTGGCTGTTCGTCCCGGACTTCCACCGGGACGGGGTGCCACCCCGCCGAGACTTCTCCCGTTTCTAGGCTCGACACTCTCGGCTGCGGTCACTGCCTGCACGCCTGGTATCGCGCGCGCGGGGGGCCGACCGCTTACCCTGGCGGACATCACACCCACTCCGTCATGGAGAGGCCCCAGGCGGTGTCATCGGGGTTCTGCCGCTCGTAGGAGTCGAACCGATCGAACGTGCCGTAGTGGATGCGTTCGTTCGCGCCGAGCAGCTCGCTGTCCGGCTCCTCGACGACGAGGACCGGCCGGCGCTCACCGCGCCCCCAGGCGAGGTTCCACAGACGGCGCCGCATGGCGTCTGAAAGCCCGATGAAACGCCACCGAAGCGACGTGAGCAGCACCCCGTCCTCGCCGGCGATGCCGCCGTCCGGGAGGCGCTCCTTGCTGCCGGTATCAATGATCTGACGCCCGGCTCCGCGCTCGTGGCCAGCCTGGAACCGCAGTCCCACCAGCATGATGCCGGCGACGAAGGCTTGGCCGCCGCCTTGGTAGACCAGCACGCGCACATATCGGCGCGTGACCGACGCTGGGAGCTGCACCAGCAGGTGAGGCCGCGAGGTGATTGCGTCGGCCGCTCGCACGACCTGCTGGGCGAAAATCTCGACGTTGGCGCCCGCGGGATCGGCCACGACCGCGATCTGACTGCCGACCGTGGCGTTCGTGTAGCCGAGGAAGATCGTATCAAACTCGACGGCCGAGCCGAAGTCGATATCGAGCACCACCGGCGACGCCGCGGCCGGCGCCCAGACCTCCTTCGGCGAAGGCGTGAGAAGGTTTTCCGCTCCGGCGGTGATCGACAAGATCGGAAGAGGCGACACGATGATCATAGCTTGCGCACCACCAGGAGAGTGGTCTGCTCGGCGTCGTCGGCCTCCTCGACGCCGATCACCAGGACGGGCTTTCCGGCACCATAGCCAAGCTTGTCGGTCGCGATCGTTACCACGCGGCCTTGCAGGTCGGCGCGCAGCCCCGGCACGACATGGGTGTCGAGGACGAGCGGCCCCGCCCAGAAGGCGATCTGGCGCGCGGCCTCGGTGTCAGCGTCGGCCTTCAGCGCGAAGGGGCTGACCAGCTCGCCCTCGATCGCGTCGCTGCCCCACGCAGCCGTGATCGCAGCATCCGCCGCGGACGTGAAGAGAGCCCGGCCGCGCAGCCAATCAGCAAGGCCGGGATCCACCGCCGCCATGGATCACTCCTCCTCGGCAAAGCGCGGCGACGGCGCCGGATCATCAGCCGGGTCAGGAAACGACATCCCGAGCGGCTCGGGCTCGCCTAGTTCGCGCATCATGGCGAGCGTGATTGCGCGGCCACGACCGTTGCGCAGCTCGTGCCAGCCATTGTCATCGGCGAACGCCGCCATGCGGCCGAGCAGGACGCGGCCGGCCTCGCCGATCTCGCTGTGCCTGGCGTAGAGCAGCTCGACGACGTTGCAGATCTGGTCGACCGGAGAAACGGACGAAGCGACCTCGATCAGTCGGCCTTTGATGCCTTCCGGCAGCTCCGCGGCATGCTCGGCGACGAAGGCGATCGTCGCTCCGCGAGCCGCGCTGATATCGGTAAGAAAGTCCATGGATCAGCCCTCCGTGACGGTCAGAGAAAGGGTTTGCGTGTAGTCAGAAGCGCCGGTGGTCCGGCTGGAGATGGTGGCCGAGTAGGAAGCCGATGTGCCGCCGGTGGTGTCGGACAAGGTGGTCGATCCACCCATTCCGGACTTGATGTTGCCGGGTTCCGAAGGCCCCGCGCCAGGATTGCACGACCAGGTCCCCGGTCCGATGTTGAGCGTCCCGATGACTGTCGTCCCGCGTCGGATTGTGATCGTGGCAGACGGGTACGTCGGCGCCGGGCAAGCCCCAGTGATGGCATCACGCCCCTCCCAGGTGTAGGAGACGACGACGGTCCGGGTTCCGCCGTTGGACCCGATCGTGCCGGTTGAGACATTCGCACCGGGTGCAAGCGCGGTGGTCGTGACTGAAGTCCGGAGCAAGCCAGCGCTGAGCGTGCCGCCGAAGTAGGCCGCGCCGTTCGTCTTGAGGTAGAAGGTCGCGTTGGCCTCGGTGCAGGCCGCGTAGTTCGCCTGGGTAGGCCCGAACCACATGATGAACTGGCCAGCAGAGCCGAAGCCGACGCCCGCCACCAACATCACCGACCCGTTGTTGAACAGAAGCCGATTGTTGTTCAGGTCCAGCTGAGTGGAGGACGTCGGCGACCGCAAAAGGCCGGCGGTGATGATTCCGAGGTCGGCCGCGATCGCGCTAAGCGAGCCGACCGAGATGTCAGCCGCGCCGGCGACGTTCTTCGTCGCGAGCGCACCCTGGCCGGTGAAGCCCGCTGCCGTGCCGAGGATCGTCTTGATGGCAGCCAGTGCCAGCACCGATCCGCCAGGGTTCTCGAATAGATTGGTGCCTGCGGTGGCACCGAGCGTTGCATAGTCTTCCGGCTTACCTGATCCCTGACCGCTGATGCCGGCGCCCCAAGGGATCTGCTCGGCGAAAACCACTTCGTCGATGACAGTATGCACCGGCCCGCCGACATAGCTGTAGACGCTTATCGTCGCCCATTTGGCGTTCGCAGGCGCGACCCAGGGGAATTCCAGATCCCGGCCATAGACGACGGTCGGCCCGTTCGCGATGAAATCGGTAACGCCGTCGCGATTGTCGACGTTCACGAAGCCGCCCGGTGGCGGAGTTTCGCGATACTGGATCCGCACGTAGAGACCCTGGCTCTCTGCGGTGCTGTGGTAGAGCCGCAAGAATAATCGGTAGGCCTTGCCGGGCGAGACAGGGACAGCCCTCGTGCCCCACGCGACGAAGTTGGCCAGCGCAGGCTTGTCCATTCGGAAAGCCGCTGAACCGGTGATCGCATTCCCGGGAGACAGGTAGAAGACGCCCGAGTTGCTCTCGACCGAAGCCCAACCGTCCGTGGTCCCCTGCTCGGCATCGCCGTTAAAGATCAGGTTCGGGCCGCGGGTCGAATAGCTCTCGGGTTTCCCGGCGCCGGCAATCTGGGTCAGCCACTGGGCCGTGTTCTGGGTAGCAAGCGAGCCCTGGCCGGCGATGCTCGCGGCGACACCGAGCGCCGTCTTGATCTGCTCGATCGTGAGCGTCGGCCCGCCTAGAGACTCGAAGAGGTTTGCACCGACGACGGCGCCGACCGTGGCGTTGTTGGCCGGCTTCGTGGCGCCGGTGACCACGGCGAAGTCCGAGGAGGTGGCAGTGGGAGCCTGGCCAACTATCGCCGCGGCCGTACGCGTCTCGGTCTTGTTCGCGCCGCTCTCGGCCGGCTGGAGCGCGTCGATCGGCGTGTTGTCCGAATAGGTGACGTCCGAGCCGCGCAGCACGGCCGCCAGCTCGCCATCGTTGTGCTGGCGCTGATTTCGGCGATAGCCGACACGGTATGAGCGAACCGGCTTCAGCTGGCGCTGACGGGTCGACGTCGTCGGCCTAAGAGTCTCGATCGGGTCGGCGAAGCCGATCTGCCGCACATTGACCGCGCCCGTCGTGTCGAGGACCCAAAGCAGCGACGCCCCTAGAAACAAGCGATCGAGCGCCTGGGCGGCGGTCTCGTTGTCGTCGGAGATGTGGATGCCGGCGGCGCCTGGCCGCCAGACCGCTGCGGCCGTGGCGTTCGCGATGCCAGGCCCCGCGACTGAAGCGAGGACCCTCGAGGCAATCCCGATGACGTCCTCAGCGTATCCGCCAGCGGTCTCCCCGCGGAGATCGGCGGTCAACAGCGACGGCTGCGTCCACCATTTCACGCACGCGATCGAAGGCGCCACAACACCACCGCCTGCTGGCGCCGCAGCCGCCTGCAAAGCCGCGAGCGTCGCCGCGCTCGAGCCCTGCCAGGCAAGTCCAACGATGCTGCCCGCGTTGCCCTTGTCGCGCAGCGCGTCGAACCCTTGCATGGACCGGGCTGGATCTCCGAACTCGTAGATGTTGTTGGCCTTGTCGAGGATCCGTCCCTCGACGTTGAACACCCGGCCCCAGCTGCGCCGCTTGATCCGGCCCGCCGCCTCGCTGATGCCTTCGATGCCGCCAGTGCCGGCGAAACGAGCCGTCACGACCGGCTTGTCCACGCCCGCAGACAGATCGGCGATCGTGAGCTGGAGGCGACCCCCGCCGACAGATGCGCCAGCGACGGTTCCAGTTAGCCGACCCGCCAGGACGCCATCTTCCGGTCCGGCACGCAACTCGATCGACGCGCCAGGCCAGTAGAGGCCGGCGAGTTCGGCGAGCAGCTCCGGCTGCGGTGGCGCGAAAATCAGCGCTGCGGTGGTCGGTAGAGTCCCGCCGGTCCATTCGCCGTCCTCGATCCCGAGCCGCGAAGCGAAGCGGGGCGAGCGAGCGATCCCGGCCCGATAGTGCTGCCCGTCGTGCAGCAGCGGCGACGTGCCACCTCCGCCGAGACGGACCGTCTGAACGGCGCCGGTAGACGGGTTGCGCGGCCTGACGATGGCAATTGTGCGCAGGCTCATAGCAGGGCCTGCCTTTCAGTCGCAAAGAAGCCAGAGCCGCCGGCAAACGCGCCTGAGCCGCCGCTCAGGCTGTATTGCGAGGCAATCTGCCGGAGAATGCTGTTCTGCTCGGCTAGGATGTTGTTCGCCTCGTTCGAAAGCTCGTTGCCCTTCTTCAGCTCGTCGGTTTGCGCGCGCGCCTGGTCAGCGAGCGACTTCGCACGCTCATTCTCCAGCGCAATGATGCGCTCGGCCGAGGAGCGCGAGCTGGAGAGATCTGTGGCGAACTCGCCGCCGGCGGTCCCGAAGGCTTCGCGGCTCACTTCGAGCAGGCGGCGACGGAGATCCGCGACCTGCTGGGCCGCGCCATCCTCGCCGGCCTGCGCCTTCGTCTCCGCCTGCGCGATCTCGTCGAGAAGTTTCTGGCGCTGGTCGACGAGCGAGCCTTCGAAGAGGTTGCCGAAGTCGAGATCCTTCAGCAGCGCTTGAAGCGACCCGACCCGATCGGCGAGCACGCTCTGGAAAGCGGCTGCCCGATCCTTCGCATTTTGCTCCTCGAGCTTGACCAGGTCGAAGCCGTACTTGGCCGCGATCCGGTTCCGCTCGGCGATTTGGCGTTCGAGGTCGCGGAAGGTCTTGCCGATCGCGCCGTCGACGCCGGCCAGAAGATCCTCGATCTCCTGGACCTTGAGCGCATCCTTGATCGCCTGGTCGATGTTGCTGTTGCTCCGCAGCGCTTGGGCAACCTTGGGAGTGAGCCCTTGGATTGCTCCGTCCGCGATCGCGTCGGCGATGGCGAACGCGATCGCGCCGCCCTGATCCTCACCGAAGTCGACGGCGCCCTTCTTCGTCTTGGTGACGCCCTTGCCGGTAGGATCGACGCGGAAGTTCTTGTCACGCACGCCGATCGAGACGGCGAAGTTGCCGAGGTCGCCGCCCAGGGCTTCCGCGATCTGTTGCAGCCCGCCCTGCACCGACGTTGCAAGGCCGGATGCCGCCTGACGCAGGCCGGCATTGTTGCCCGCGACCGCCGCCTTGTCGGTAGCGCTCGTAATGGTCGCAGACGCGCGCGGCGTGGACTTGAGCAGGTTCCCGACTACGCCGCCGAGGAGCCCGCCGACGATCGACCCGACTGGACCGGCGAAGTTGCCTAAGAGCTTGCCGAAGATCTTCTCTCCGGCAGCGCCGCCGAGCGCGCCACCGATCGACCCGCCGAGGTTGCTCCCGACCGCGCCACCAACCTGGCCTCCGACCGCCCCATAGCCGACTAGCTTGCCGACAAGCTTGCCAAATGAGCCGGCGAAAATGCCTTTATCCCCGAACACCTTCTCGAAGAGTTTCCCGAGCGATTTCTCGAATGTGACCGTGACGCTTTGGAGCCCTTCCCGAATTCCCCCGGTTTCGCCAAAGATCCTGCGTAGGTCGGCGGTAGGGCCGACGCTTGCCGCGCGCGACGTCCCGGCGGCATCCTTCTTCAAGGTATCATCGGCGGGGCTCGTCCGGCCCGCGATCGAGAGCAAGCTCAGGATCCCCCCGGCGCGCCCGCCAACGGAGTTGAAGTTGCCGGTCTCCGCTCCTGCCAGGAGACCGAGCGCCGATCCGACCGCGCGTCCCGCCCGGCCTCCAATGGCCTGGGCGATGGCCTGTGCGGCATCGACGCCCGCGGTTCGGAACGAGCGCGCGCCCGCCTCGCCGGCCTCGACCATCTTCGTCTTGAAGACGTCGCCCGCCTCGATCAGTGGCTTGGCCAAGCCATCCTTGAGATACTGGTATGCAGAGCCGAGGCGCTCGCGGCGCGCGTCGTCCTCAGCCTTGGCGACTTCCTGCGCGTTCTTGAGCTGCGCTTCCTTCCGGTACTGATCAGCGGTCTCGGGCGTGAGATTGCCGGTGCGGCGAAGCTTCTCGATCGTCTCGAGAGTCTCGATATACCGGCGGTTGGCGGCCGCAACGCCGTCGAACTGGCGCTCGATGCCGATCAGCGCGCTCTCCAGCTCCCGCTGGGCCTGCGCGGCTTCGCGCGTCGCCTTTGCACCTTCGGTCCGCGATTTGCGGGCCGCTGTCTCTGCCGCCTCGGCCGCGTTCAGCTCGGTTCGCGCTGCGACCAGCTGGCGGCGATAATCCTCTGCGGCGGCGCCGCCTGCCTTCGCCGCATCTCGCCCCTTCAGCTCGACAAGTCGGAGCTGCTCGCGCGCGCGGGTCGTTCGGTCGGTCGCGGTCGCCAGTGCGGCCTCGGCTTCGATCAGGGAAACATTGACAGGGCCCTGGTCTTTCCTGGCCTCGACCAAGCGCCGCTGGGCCTCGGTTGCGTTCCCGGCGGCGACCGCGATCTTGGCGACCTCGAGCCGCGTGGTCTCGGCCGCGCGCGCGCTGTCTACAGTCGAAGCCGAAAGCTGGCGGATGCGCGTCGCCAGCCCCTGGAGCTTCGGGTCGCTTGCCGCAAGGCGGTCAACCGCGCGGCTGAACTGCTCGGCATTGATCGCGCCCTGCGCATACGTCGCCGAAAGGCGCGCAACCTCTCGCTGCCCCGCGCTGATCTCAGTCGGCACCGCAATCTGGAAGCCGCGCTCACCCGCGACGGTGCGCTGTTGCCCCTGGGCCAGGCCTGCGGCGATCAGCTCGCCACGCTTCTTCTCGTAGTCGAGCTTCTGCCGACCGAACTCCGCGGCGCGCTGGTCGGCGGCCGCGAGCGCTTGGATGACCGTGATCTGCCGCGCGAGCTTACCGGTGGTCTCGTCGACAAACTTGCCCAGGTCGAACTGCTTTTGCTTCAGCGTCTCGGTCGCATCGGCGCCCTTGAACATCGAAGTTGCGAAAAGCCCGACGAGCGTGATGGCGCCGATAATCGCCGAGCCCCATGGGCCTGCCAGATAGGTGCCGATCGCGCCGATGCGACCGCCGAGGTTCGACATCGCCGCGGCAAGCTGACCGCCCTGCTGACCGAAGATCAGGAAGGCGTTGGTCCCGGCAATCGCCTGGACCTGAATATCGGAGAGCTGCTGAGAGACCTGGACGAAGGCCTGGCGCTGCGCCTTCGCCGACGCCTCTACGCCCTTGCCTGACTGGGCGAGACCATTCTGGGCGGCAGCCGCTCCCGACATCGCGGCGGCGGCGCTTTGCTGGCTGGCGCCGAGGCCGGCGGCGGCGGACGCGGCGGCGCGCTCCGACGCCGCAAGCTTCTCGGCCGAGCCCGCCGCGCGATCCATCGCGGCGGCCGCCTGTCCGGTGCTGTCCTTGAGCGTGCCGGCGGCGCCAGCGGCGCCCTGCGCCGCCTTCTTGACTTCCTCGAGCTGGCCTTCGGTGAGCTGGAGCTGACCGACGAGACCGCCGTCCTGGGCGGTCAGACGGACGGCGAGAACGAGATCGGTCACTTCTTCGCTGCCGAGGCGGCGATCGCCTCGGCCTCCATGATGCGCAGATCGGTGAAGATCGCCGGCGTCAACTTCAGCTCCATCGCTGCGGCCGCGGGCGCGACCGCCTCATACCGAATGCCGAGCCGCACCCCGGCGACCGGGTGCCAGTTCCACTGGGTCCCCAGCGCGACGAACAGCGCAACCGCTTCGACCATGTCCGGCCAGATCTCGGCCGGAGCTTCGGCTGTTCCGGTAGACCTTGCCCATTCCGGCAGGGCCGAAACCGCGGTCAGCGCATCGTCATCAGCGCGCTTCCCGCCGCCGCGCCCGGTGGCCCAGGCGCGAGCGGCGGCCTTCAGTTTCCCGCCCGCGTCTCCGCTTTGCCGGCCAAGCAATCGTTGATCGCTGTGCAGGTGGCGCTGAAAACCCCGTTCACCTTGAGAAGGCGGATGAGGTTCTCCCGGCAGAAGGGCAGCGGCTCGCCATTCGCCGCGCCGACGCCGCGCCAGTCGCGACAGAAGCGCAGCACGAAATCAGCCCAGATCTCGGTGGCGGTGGCCGGTGCGCCGTCCTGCTCGGCCGGGATGCCGACACTCAGCTCCGCAACGCGCTGATCGACCCGGACGCCCTCAGCTCGCAGCTCGGTTACCGCGTCCGCATCGAGCAGCTCGAACTGCATCTCGATCCGGTTCTCGACCACGCGGCCTTCGCCGGTCACCCCGGTCCACTTCACCGGCCACCAGGCGGTGGCCTTGTCGACGATCTTGAACATGATCACTTCCCCCGCAGGATGAGATCGTCCTGCCCGGCGCGCACGTTCGCGCCGTAGTTGATCGAGTACATGAGGTCGTCGCCGTCCTCCTGCTCCTCGATCTGGAGGATCTGGACGAAGCCGAGCGTCATCTCGACGATGTTGCCGGGATCGGTGCCGTGGATCAGCTCGATCGCGATCTCGCTGCCGACCTTGAGCGTCGCGAAATAGTCGCGCTCGGTGACGGACGGCGCCTTGATCACGATCTGCCCGGTGATCGCATGGTTGCCGCGCTGGACGGCATTTTCACCGACCAGGTTGCGAACGGCGGGCTGTGCTCCGATGTCGCCAGTGAAGGATTGGAGCTTGGCGGCATAGCCGTCGAGCGTGAAGTCCGTGTTGGCCGTGTTCACTTCGACCGGAGCCTTCCAGCGCGTGAAATCCGGCGCGGTTGGCGCGACGCCTGTCACGGGCGAGCCAGCTGGCAGCAGGCCGGTGAAGGTGAAGTTGAAGAACGGATACGCGCCGGCGGTGAAGTTCCAGCCAAAGCTCCCGCGCGCGCCGATCGATGCGACGCGCTGATCGCCGCGCCAGCTGTAGCAGGTGGCGGAGCTGAGCAGAGCGCCGGCGGCGGCGAAGCGCTGCGTCGCGCTGGTCGCCGCGACCAGGACCGGCGCGATCATGCCGCAGGCCTCCAGGTGCTCCATCCACGCCGGCGCCGTGCCCGCGGCGCCCGAACCCGCGATCTCCAGCTCATAGCTGAATGCAGTTCGAGCGTTTGTGTTCGCGCTCGCCGATCGTCCGCGCGACGGCACGTCCAGGTTGCGCTCGAGATTGTCGACCTGGACGGGCGTGCGCCGGAAGTTTCGGGTCAGCGCGGCATTGGCCACGGAGGTCGGCGTCGCATCGACGCCGTAGGTGGCCTCCTTCTTGAAGAGGATCGTCTTGACGGTATCGACCATGGGTCAGGCTCCTTGTCAGGCGGAGAGCGCCGGGTCGGGTCGACCGTTGAGCGCGCGGGCGCGGGCCGGCCCGACGAGCGGCAGGCCGTGTTCGTCGAGCTGATAGCCGCGATCGTCCTGGGGCCGCGGCGCGGTCGCGCTGTCCTCGGCCGCTGGAACCTCCTGCGTGGGCGGGGTCGGGTTCTCGCGCTCGGCGATCGATGCGCGCTGGCGCGGCTTGATTTCTTCGGTGCTCATGTCTTCCTCAGTCTCCATGCGGTCCTAAACATGACGCCCCAGGCGAGCGCGCTTCCGCTGGCGGATAGCAATCGGCCCCCGGCCAGCTCGCACGCGCGCGAGGCCTCGGGATGGGTCCAGCCGCCGATCGCCTCGATGACGCGCATCTTCGTTTCCTCGAGCGCGTCGCTGACGGCATCCGGATTGCGAGCTGTGCCTGGCATCACGATCACCACCATGAAGCTGGCAGCGACCTGCTGATCGAGCGCGCCGGTGCCGACCAGGTTGTTCGGCCGCGCGTCCTCGCTCTCGGGAACGACGTAGAAGCTCGTGCCCGCCGGCGGCGCCGTCAGCGCGACGAACTCGAGCACGCCGAAAACGTTGGTGAACCGCTCGGCCTTCAGCCGATCGACGAAGGGCTTGAGCCTCATTCGGGCACCGCGGGCGCACCACCGCCGCTGATGAAGGCGGCGTAGAGGTGGTCGCGGATAGCGGCGATCGCCTCTTCGCGGTTCTCGTCGGTGAAGCCGAGGTAAGGTCGCGCCGGGATCCGGACCGCCGCGACGACACGCCCGGCGAAGCTCAGCGCCCCCTTGGTCCGTGGTTTGATGGTGCCGCCGAACTGGTGGATAGCGGCGTAGATGGCGGGACCGCCGGAGTTGGCAGGCCCGACCTCGGCGAAATCGCGCCCTGAGTTCGCCTGGATCGAGTCCTTCAGGTGTCCTCGCAGCTGGAGCGTCTTCGAGCCGGGATTGTCGAGTACGCGTTGAGACGGCTTCCAAGGGACACCATCAGGCCCGCGTTCATCCTCGAACCGAAGGATCGTCGTCGTCTCGAGGTGCGCCGCGATCGCTTTCATCGGCCCTGTCAGATCAAGCGCGGCCTCGCGGGCGCGCCGGAGGGCCTGTGTCAGCTCGTCGCCGAGCGTGATCCCGACTGCGATGCCGCCGCTCACAGCTGGTAATCCCGAAGGCCGTCCGGATAGGCGCGCTCGCCCTGGAGGAACATCGTGGGATCGCTCGCCTGCTCGGCCGGTGCGATTGGCTCGGCCGAGGCGAGCTGCATCTTCCCGTCGCGAATGCTCTCCAGCATCCGGAGGGATGCCTTGGCCGCATCGGCAACCCCGTCCGGCGCGCCGTTCGGATAGAGCGCGGCACGCGCCAGATCCGCGATCGCCTTCTGGATCATGAGCGGCGCCGTCGCGAGCGGGAGCCGGTAACGGCCCGCCAGGTGCGCCTCGACCACTGCCTGCGCGTCGATCAGCTGGGCGACGAGCAAATCTCGATCGATGCGGCCGGTGCCGTCCGCGTCGGTCATCCGCACGACCTCGCCCAGGCCGAAGCGGCGGACGAAATCAGCGATCGTCAGATAGGGCGCGCCGCCATCCGGCATCACCCAGGCGGCGTCGATCACCACCACCTCGGCTTCGCTCTCACGCTCCTCGCCGTTCGACAGAAGCGCCCGCGCCGTGACCAGGTAACGCTCGCCGTCCGTACCGCCGGTGAGCGTCGCCGTTACCTTGCCGCCGAACAGCGCGGCCTGGACCTGAAGCGCCGCAGCGCCTGCGACCAGGCCGCGCGCGATCGCCGAGGTCGCAAGGATCTGCGAGACCGGAAGATCGCGGTCGAACTGAAGCTCCAGCTTCAGCGCCTCTGACGGCTGCTTGGGGACAGTCTGGATCACGCTGCACGCCGCGCCCTGCGATGCCGGCGACGGACGCGGCGGCTGACCAGGAGCCGGTTGGGGCGGGAGCGTCGACGCGCTTGCTCGCCGCGCGATCGGCGGCGCACCGAAGCGGAGGCAGATGCGGACCGCGTCCGCTGCTGCCGAGCCGGCGCGAAAGCGGCCGCGATGCCCCCCGGCATCGCAGCCATGCTGACTGGCGCGAGCCCGGCCAGCAGCGCGCCGGCGAGCAGGCCGAACGCGCGGCCGAACATCAGGCGGCGCCGCGCGCGGTCAAACGGCCGGCGCTGATCTTCGCGACCAGCTCGGCCTTCGTGTCGTTCGCGTCGAAGGCAATGCCCTCCTCGCGCGCGATCTCGCGCAGCTCGTCGCGGCCCATGGTGACGCTAACCGGCTTCGGCTCCGGCGTGACCGGACCTTCGACCGGATTGGAAGCGTCAGTTCCCGCGACGGTCTCAGTGGACGGAAGCTCGGCGCCGGCGGAAAGCGCCGCGCTTAGTCGCTCGATCTCGGCACCGCGCTCGGCGGCGAGCTGCTCGGCCGCGAGCAGGCGATCGCTGAACGACTTGGCTTCGGCGTCCATGTCGGCCGAGATCGGCGCGAACGCAGCGGCGGCATCGTCCCAGGTCGGGAAGTCGCCCAGGTGCTGAAGGACGCCCGCCATGGTGTAGTAGAAGACCGAGAGCGGCTTCGGCTCGCCATCGCCCGGAAACAGGCGGACCTCACCCTGGACGGGCGCATCGGCGTGATCAATGATCCGCACCGCGCCGACCTCGGCCAGCTCGATTGCCTGCCGCGCGTCGATCGAAATGACGTCTCCGACTTGCGCCGGCTCGGGCGAGCCGTGCCGGATCGGGGTCAGGACTTCGACGTCCACGGTCGGTTGATCGGTCATTGAAAGCTCCATGAAAGCGGGCCTGAAAAAAGAGTGGCGGGGCCTCGTGCCCGCGCGGCCCCGCCACCCCCAGAGCTGCGGGATCAGATCGCGCCCTGGATCAGGAAGCCGGCGTCGGCGCCGACCAGCTCGGGGCTGAACTCGTCAAAGCAGTCGTTCAGCCAGCTCCGCGTGTCGCCGTCCCAGCGGACCTGGCCCACATAGGGGTGATTGCGCAGCTGATAGGTGTAACCGTAGCTCGGGAGCGGCATGGCGCGCGCCTGGGCGGCCTGCGGCACGTAGGCCAGGACAACGTCATTGCCCCAGACGTCGAACGACTGCCCACCCACGTCGTAGATCGCGTCGCCGAAGGCGATGTTGTCGACCTCGAAATACTGCTTGAGCTGGGCGAGCGTCACCGAGTCCTGCGCGGTGTACTTGAAGTTCTCGAGGATGGTCGGGTGGACCTGGAGCTTCGTGCCGACCGCCCCGCCCATGATCAGCGTGTTCGGGCGCATGCCGATGCGCTTCCGGATCGTCTCCTTCGCATCGAAGATCACGACCTTCGGTTTGGACGCGGGATCGCTCCACTTGTCGGCGCCGGCGAGCGCCAGCTTGTTGGTGCCTGCATAGCTCGCGGCGTTGCGCGCCGTTTCGGCCTGGCTGATCTCCTTGTCGAGCGCGATCACGTTCTGGACCGTCGCGACGGCAGTCTGCTGAAGATCGATGCCCGGAACCTCGGCCGCTTCCTCCATGTGCTCGACCGGGGTCTTGGCGGCGAGCGCGCGCTGGATCAGCGAGACCGGCTTGCCCTCGTAGCCGAAGGCCATCTGGCCGATCTGCGAGCCGGGGGCGCGCTTGACGTTGGGGCGGGTGAAGCTCGCTCGGTCGAACTCGATCCGGCGCGCAGCGCGCGTCGGCATCGTGACCGCCGGGAACAGAAGCGAGCCGACGAACGAGGCGTTCGCATAGCCGCGCGCATACTCGGTGAGGATCGGATCGATAATCCGGGCCTGATCGGGGGACATCATAGGACTGAGACCTTCCTGCCTGAGAAACCGTGTTGGCGCCGGGCTTCCACCGGCTGCGGCTTGCGCCTCTTCCGCTTCCCGCGGCGGGACCGGAGCACGCCCCCCAGCTGGCCCAGGCGACGCGCCGCCTGGCTCTCACGTGTTCCGCGTCAGTTCTTGATCAGGAGCACTTCGACCGTCTGATCGGCAGCCGTCGACGCCTGGAGCGCGCGGGCGTTGACCACGCCGGCACCGGCAATAATGGCACGGCCCTGCGCGTCGGCCTGAAGCGCGTCGCCAACTGCGAACGCGCCGCCCGACAGAATGCGCGCCGTGCCGAGGACGATGAGGTTCACCGGCTTGCCGGCGGCGCTCGCCTCGTAATCGGAGACTCCAAGCGCGCGCTCTCCGGCGACGGCCTGGGCGCTCGCGTAGGTGACGAAGCGACGGCGGGCGATCGCCGCCGCTGCAATGATCGGGTATTCAAGGATCGGCCTCTGCATGGGGATCTGCCTCTCGAGTGTTGGTCTTGGGGATCAGGCGGCCAGCTCGGCCTCGGCGAGCGACACGCACGTCATCCATGGCGTGTCGGGCTTGGTCGCCTGGATCGCCTTGGCGCGCTGGTAGAGAGCCGCCCGGTTCGGATCGACGGTGAAGCCCGGCGGCGCCGCGAAGCTGACCGCGCCGCCCTTCGTCGCCCTGTCCGCGGGTGCGGCCTCGCCGAGCGAGACGAGCGGCTTGGCGCCGGCGAGCAACTTCTTCAGCGCGGCAGCGGGCGCCAGCTCGCCGGCCTCGCCGAACGATACCGTCTTCACGGCCTCGAGGCTGTCGAGCACGCCGACCAGCAGATCCTTGCCCGCCGGCGCGAGCTTCGCCTCCGTCACCAGGCCTTCGGCGAACGACACGTTCGCGGCATGCAGCGCGTCGCGCGCCGCCTTCGCGGCAGCCTGCTCGCGCTCGTTCAGCGCCGCTTCGCGCGCCACGATATCCGCCTCGCGCTCGGCGAGACTGACAGTCTTGTCGGTCACATTCTTCTCCTCGGTTTCGAAGGTCGCGAGCGGGGCCTGGTCGACCGCCTCACGGAATTGGACGATGCCCAGCCCCTTCACCGCGGGGGCGGCGCCGCCCAGGAAGCCGATATGCTTCAGGTACCAGGCGCCAGGCTTGGGGTTCGCGGGATGCTCGGGCGGATAGAAGCTGGACGATATCTTCGGATAGCGGCCGCCATTGACCGCTTCAGCAAAGGCCGGCTCGACCTTCTCCGCGTCCGCAACGAGGCGGTCGCCATCCATGCGCAGCGACTTTGCCCAGCCATAGGCTGGCGCATCGAGCTGGGGATGGCCGACCACGAGCGGCGCCGGATCGGCGGCCGGGTCGTACGACGTCGCGATCGCGGCCAGGTCGGCCGCAGAGAAGCTGACCTCCGTGCCCTCCACGGACGTGAAGGTGCCGGGCCGCATGATGACGATTGGCTTCTGATCCATGGCCCGGTGATGGGCCAGCGCGGAGGCTCGAAAGCCTTCCGCGAGCGGAAGCGCTGAGGCGGCCGCCAGGACCGCTAGCCCTGATGACCTAAGGCACGAACGCCGATCCGCCAAGGGAGGTTGTCATGAGCTGCGCAGATCTACGCCGGGCCGGTTGCGCATGAGCGCCAAGCCCACCCTCGGCTTCGCAAGCCGAACCGCAGCGGTGCTCGGTCTACGCCAACAGGGCATGAGCACACGCGAGATAGCACGGGCGATCGGCATCGGCGTGAGCACGGTCAGCGCGCTCGAGCACAGCTCCGGCCGGAAGCAAGCCAGGCGTGAGCGGCCGAGCGAGGTTCTTGGCAGGACCGTTGTGATCCCGATCGACGTGCTCGACGCCCTTGGGCCCCATGCCGCAAAGCGGGGCGTCCATCCGAACAGCCTGGCCCGGCTGATCATTACCACCGTGGTCGACGAAGACATGATCGACGCCGTCTTGGATGACGCCGCGGAGAGCTGGGCGTGACGCGCGCAGAACTGCTCCGGAAGATCCGCAAGTGCCTGAACGTCGCCCGCGATCCAGGTGCCGACGAGAACACCGCCGCGATCGCACTGGCGAAGGCGCGCGAGCTGATCGAGGCGCACGGCGTCGGCGATGAGGAAATCGCGCTGATGGACGTCGAGGAGGCCAATGCTCGAGGACGTCGCACGCGCTCGCCCTCGCTCTGGGAAGCTTCCCTCATCGCCGTCGTGCGCCGTGCCCTCGGTTGCCACGCGCACGGTGACGGTTTCGGCGACTGGATCTTCGTCGGGACAGGCCCGACCGCCGAAATCGCGAGCTATGCTTTCACCACCTTGCGCCGCCAGCTCGAGCGCGCCCGCGCCGACTACATCCGACGTCAGCTTCGTCGCTGCTCTCCAGCCCGCAAGCGCCTCCGGGCGGATCATTTCTGCGAAGGCTGGGCGGCCGCCGTTTTCGAGAAGGTGGCGACGCTTCGGCCAAGGCAGGAGCTACCGGTCTCGATCGGCGCATACCTCGCTGTGCGACATCCCGGCCTCGTCAGGATCGATCCCCGAGAGGCGAAGACCACCCGGCAGTCCGATCATGGGGACTGGGTACGTGGCGCGCTTCGAGGATCGGCGGTCGATCTGAACGCCGGCGTCGGGAGCGCCGTTGCAGCGCCGGTACACATCGGGTGTAGCGAATGAGCTGCCGCGACCAGGAACACGAAAATGCCATGTGACCGGGTGCGCTTCGCAGACGGCAGCTCGGCGATCGTTTGCTCGTCGAAACGCCGCGCAAAGTGCAGCTGCGGGCGGCCAGCCACCCTGGCTTGCGACTGGAAGGTGCCGGGCAAGCGCTCCGGCACATGCGACGCGCCGATCTGCGCGAGCTGCACGACATCTCCGGCACCGGGAAAGGATCTCTGCCCGAGCCATGCACACGCCTGGCGCCAGTGGCTGGCCGAGAAGTTACGCGAGCGGGAAGCCCGCCCCGACCATGATCAAGATCCCACTAGCTGAAAGAGGCCACCATGAGCCCTGCCGAACTCGAAACCTTGCACCGCGCGAATTTGGAGACTTTTGCCAGACTGCCTCGCGCCGCTCACATTGATCTCAGAGCGGGCGTCGAAGCGATTTTGAGCGCAGCACCCCATGCGTTTCCGGCGGCTGAGTTTTCGGAGCTACTCGCGCAGCTTTGCCGCCGTCACTCAATGCAGACGCTGGGGCGGCGTGGCGGACCCTGCTTGGAAAGGTAGCTCCATCTCGTGAAGCCAAAGCAGTGCCAGCGCAAAGGCTGACTGCCAATCGGTCATCCCCGATGGTGGAAGCGTGACCGACCGACCGGCAGCCCAGTTTGCCGCGAGAACGGCCAGGCTTTGAGTTAACCGCTCTTTCAGGACGCCCAGAACACGAAGATCTGTGACCTTGACCGTCCCGGTAGTTAGCAAGGCCTCCAGGCAATCATCCGCCGCAGTGTGCGCAGATGCGTCGTAGGAGGCCTGATCGAAAATCTCGGTTGTCGACGCCGCCCGGAGCTGATCGAGGAACAGCCAGAGAGATTTCATCGCGATGTCAGCGTCGCCTCTTCGGCAGTCACGTGGATCGAAGCCGACAACCTCGATGCAGGCCTTGAACAAACGTATCGACATTACACCCCCATTTTCGAAGCGACCTCTTCTCGAATCACGTCCAATCTGCTCCGAGCTTACGGATGCGAACTGGACGTGTTGGAACCTGCATCTGGTATCGGTGGGCCACCCCGACCCGGACCGGCGAATGGCGCGACACCATGCGGGCGGCGCAGCTCGACGCGGTCCGAGCGGGGCTGGGATCGATCGACGATTTTCGACCTTGGCCAGGGGAGGATCGGACCATCTACCTGCACCCATTCGTTCGAATCGAAATGCTGGCCGAAGCTGAAACGATGCCGTCGCGAGCCGCTTAAAGGCCGAAAACGAGCAGCAACTCGGGTTGGAAGTGGAGGCTTAGCTTCCAGATGCCCCAAATTCGGGCTGGGCACTGCGCACAGAAGAATTTTCGAGCCTTCTGGGGATTGGGTGCGGAACGACGCTCGAAGCGCTCTACGGGCCTTATAATCGGCCGACGCGCTAATCAGCGCGAAACTCGAAGCTTCAACTACCATTTCCGCCCCGACCAAACGACCTTCCCAAGCACCCGAACGCGGTCATCCGCCTCGTCGGCCGACACGTCGATCGGCGGGAACGCGGGGTTGCTGCTGAGCACCGCGACGCCGTCCTTGGTCCGTTGCAGCCGCTTCACAACCAGCTCGCCGTCCAGCACCAGGACGTACATACCGGGCGCCCGATAGGGCTGGCTCGCATCGTACATGACCAGGTCGCCGTCGTTCAGCTCCGGCTGCTGACTGTCTCCTCGCACAATTACCGTGCGGAGTTTCTCGACCACGCCGAGGGATCTAGCGACGGACAACGGCATTGTTAAGCTGTCCACTGTTGCCGGCTCTTCGCTCGCCCGGCGCCCGAAGCCGGCGGCCGCCTCCACCTCCACGATCGGAATGCGCACGACCTCTGAGACCCTCTCGCCTTCAGGCTCCGGTCCGTTCAGCACATAGTCAACCGAGACACCGACTTCAGAAGCTATGGCGGCCAATCGCACGGCGCCTACGCCTTGGCCGGTCCTCAGCACATTGTTCAGGTTCTGCCGGCTGATGCCCAGGCGACGAGCCACCGCCGACTGCCCGCCGGCACGTTTCACCGCTTCCGCTAATCGATCGCGCGCGCCGGGTGCCAGACCACGATGCTCCGTCAACTTATCGGTTGACATGTCCACTTCCCTTGTACACTAAAAGGCGACAGCAAGGTTAGGAGACGTCGTCTTGTCGGCGGATTGGCATCCTGAGGACATTAAGGCTGAAATTCGGAAGCGGGGCACCACACTCGCTGCGATCGGTCGTCGTGCTGGCTTGACAAGACAAGCGATGGCCCATGCGCTCGCCCTTCCGAACGAGCGCGCAGAGCAGCTTATCGCTGCTGCACTTGATGTGCCCCCGAGCATGATCTGGCCCTCCCGCTACAATGCCGACGGGAGCCGCAAGCGTCCGCAGCCCCCCACCAACTATCACCGCATGCCCCGCTTTGCTGAGGTCGCCGCGTGATGCCGCGTTACCAGCAATGGTCACAGAATATCCACACGCAAATGTGTCTTTTGCCTGCCGTGTATCGGCGCGGGACGCAATTGGGTCCGGGGCTCCGATAATGCGGTCCGGGGGGACACATCTCAGCGCCGATCAGATCGCCAGTATGGAGCTGGACGGTCTTCCAACGACGAGGCGCGGTGTCACGCTCCTGGCCGAGCGCGAGGGCTGGTCGTGGATTGAGCGCGCCGGGCGCGGCGGCGGTCGCCTCTACGCGATCGCCGACCTACCGGTTCTCGCCCGCCGTGACCTGGCTGCGCGCTGGATCAGCAGCACTCCGTCCACGCGGCGCCCCGCGCACCGGCCCAAGGGCACCGACTTTTTCACGAGGAACCCCGACGTTGCCGACGCCGTCGAAGCGATCTTGGCCGAGCACAAGATTTCGGCACCCAGGATTCTTGAGCTGCTCGAGACGAAGTTCGACGGCCTTCCGTCTCTCGACACCGTGAAGCGTTTCGTTCGCCGGGTCGAGCGCGAGAAGCCCGCACTGATCGCGTCGACTCGCGACCCCGACGCTTACAAGAGTCGCTTCAGGATTTCGCTCGGCCGCGCCGATGGCGGCGTCACGCACGCGCACCAGGTGTGGGAACTCGACACCACCAAAGCCGACGTGATGACCAATGGCGGCCGCCGTATGGTCCTTGGCGTCATCGACCGTTGGTCGCGGCGCGCGCGATTCATCGTCGCGCCCTCGGAAAGCGGGCAATCGGTGCGGCGTCTGCTCGTGGACACCATCCGGGCCTGGGGCGTGATGCCCGAGACCGTCGCGACCGATAACGGCTCAGGTTATATCAACGCCTCGATCAAGACGGCGCTCGAAGCGCTCGGGATCGAGCACCGGATCTGCCCACCCGGATCGCCGGAGAAGAAGCCGTTCGTCGAGCGGCTGTTCGGCACCTTCACCCGCGAACGCGCGACGATGCTCGCGGGCTTCGCCGGGCACAGCGTCGCCGACGCGCAAAAGCTCCGCGCCCGTGCGCGCAAGCTCACTGGCAAGGCCGTCATCGTCCCCGAACTCGAACCGAAGGATCTCCAGGCCATTCTCGATGCCTGGGTCGAGGGCGTCTACCACCAGCGCGAGCATAGCGCGCTCGGCATGACGCCGATGCAGAAATGGCTGTCCTCGCCGCGGACGGCGATCGCCGCGCCCTCGGAGGACGTGCTGAAGGTCGCCCTGTCGGCCTATGTCGGCACGCACAAGATCGGCAAGCGGGGCCTCGTCTGGAAGAACGGCCGTTATTGGACGGCCGAGCTGTCCGCCTTCGTCGGCCGCTACGTCACCGTCCGTCGCGACGAGGAGGATCTCGGCGCGCTCTTCGTGTTCGACGAGGACGGCCATTTCATCGGCACGGCAATGAACGCCGAACGCGCGGGTCTCTCGGAGGAAGACTTCGCGAAGGAAGCGCGGCGCCAGCAGGCGAGCTGGATGAAGCAGACGCGCGCCGAGCTGCGCGCTCGGCAGTCGGCCTTCTCGTTCGAGGACGCGCGCGACGCCTTGCTCCGGCGGGACGCCGAGCGCGCAGCGAATGTGACCGCGCTCCCTCTCCCGACCGAAGCTCGCACGACCAGCGTCATGCGGAGCATCACAAACGCGCCCGCCCCGCAGCTGCCAAGTCCGGCGCGCCTGGAAGAGGCGCTTCGCCAGGCGCCAGGCCGCGCCCGATCGGAGAGCATCGCCGACCGCGTGCAGCGCGCCGACGCCATCATCGCCGCCGCCGATCGCGGCGAGGCTGTCGACCCGGACGAGCTGCGCAAGGCGCGGCTCTACGCGACCAGCACCGAATACCGCGCCGAGAAGCTCACCTCAGCGCACTTCCAACCTCGCAACCCTCAACGAACCCCGAGCCGCTTGACGCGCGCCGGCTAACCTCAGGAGACGCCAATGACCGTTACATTCCAGCCCGAGCTGGACCTGGCACGCCCCGCCCAGGCACAGCTCACCAACATGAGCCTGGCGCTCCGCACGCTGCTCGATTGTCGAGAGGCGCCGGAGGGGAGCCCCCGTCTCGGCCTGTTCTATGGCTTTTCGGGGTACGGGAAGAGCGTCGCCGCGGCCTTCTGCGCTGGCCGGGTCGAGGCTGCCTTCATCGAAGCCAAGTCGGTCTGGGGGCAGCGGTCGATCCTCGAGGCGATCGCGCGCGAGCTGGGCATTGCCCGCATCGAGCGCACGAACCCGAAGATCCTTCAGCAGATCATCGACGCGCTGCTCCGCGAACCCCGGCCGCTGATCATCGACGAGATGGACCACCTCGTGAAGAAGCAGTCGGTCGAGGTGATCCGCGACATCCACGACGGTGCCGGCATCGCCATCATGATGATCGGCGAAGAGTCATTGCCTGCGAAGCTCCGTGAGTGGGAGCGGTTCGACAACCGCATCCTAGTCGCGACGCCGGCCCAGCCGGCGAGCTTCGAGGACGGCTGCAAGCTCCGCGATCACTATTGCCACCGAGTGGCGATCGCCGACGATCTCGTCTCGTTCTTTGTCGAGCGCACGAAGGGCGTCACCCGCCGCGTCGTCACAAACCTCCAGACCGCCCAGCGTGTCGCGCTTGAGGAAGGCGCGGAGGAGATCGATCGCGCCTGGTGGGGAACGCGGCCTGTCATGACCGGCGAGACGCCACTCCGGCGGGCTGCGTGATGCCTGCGCAGAAGAACGCGATCTCCGCGCCTTTGTGGGCCGAACTGCGGCGGCGCCGCGGCCCGGCCACCATCCGTGAACTCCAGCTCGCCACCCGCACGCGCCGCAGCTCGGTCGTCCAACTGATCGGACGCTGGGAGCGCGCGGGCTTCGTCAGTCGCATCCCAGAAACGAGGCCACTTGCAGTCGTCATGACCCCGACCGTCGCCAAACTCGGAAAGCCGCCGCGCGCCGGAGCCGCGGGCGACCGCAAGCCCAGCCAGCGCCAGAGGATATGGACATCGATGCGCATCCTGAAGCGCTTCGACGTGCCGGCACTGTCGATCTCGGCCGAAGCCGCGCGCCGCACCGTGGAGACGTATCTGAACGCGCTGATGCGCGCCGGGTACATCGAGCGCGTCTCCCGCGGCAGCCACAAGGCGGGGACGTGGTCGGTTTATCGCCTGAGCCGCGACACCGGCCGCAAGTCGCCTGCTGTGACCCAGCGCGCCGGCGTCTGCAGCGTGTTTGACCGCAACCTCGGCCGCATCGTCGCGTCGGAGGCCACCGATCCCACCGGCGGACGGGGGGGATATTAACCATGTCTGTTAACCATACGAAGGCGATTGCCGCTTGGGGCGCGGGCATGCCCGAGTGGGTGCGCCTCCTCGCGTCGGCTTGTGACACCACCAACCAGCGCGCGGTCGCGGAGAAGCTCGGCAAATCCGGTGGCTATGTCAGCCGGCTGATCAACCGCTGCTACCTCGGGTCCTACGACGAAGCCGAGACACTGGTGCGCGCGGTCATCGGCGAGGAGGGCGTGGTCTGCCCGATCTGGGGCGAGACGATCCCGCTCACTTCGTGCCTGCGCAACCGGCGCCGAACCGACCCGCCGAACAATCAGGCGCTCCGGCTCTACGCCCAGCGCTGCCCCACCTGCCCGAACAACACCGACCGAGGGGAGATCTGACATGGCTCTTGCAAGCGCATTGCGGCGCGCGTTCACGGGCGCGGCGAAGCCCCGGTCCCACGATCATGTGGCGCCAGTGACTGGCCACATCCGGAGCTGCTCCGAATGCAGCGGCTCGGGAAATATCGACGCCACCTGGTGCCGGAAATGTCAGGGTCTCGGCTGGTACGCCGTCATCACGACCGGCGACCTCCTGCGCGTCGCTGGGATCGCCGGCGTGGCGATCGCGACCATCATTGCGGTGCTCGCCCTGTGACGACGCTGCCGCCGGAACCGGGCCTGATCGGGCTGCTCGCCGCGCGAGGCGACGTCCTGGTCTACCGCCCCAGCGAGACGAACCGCTGCCCCCGCTGCCACGCCGCCCAATGGCTCGTCGGCCGCGTCTCGGCCGAGTGCGCGGTCTGCGCGACCGCGCTGCCGCTCGTCCACCCCAGCCTTCCGCAATCCGAAACTGAAAGGACCGATCCATGACTCTCGCAACCGGTGCGCGGCTCGTTTCGGAAAGAGAGCGACTTGGGATGACCCAGCCGCAGCTCGCACAGGCTGCCGGCGTCACCAAGCGGACGGTGATCGATTGGGAGGCCGGGCGCACGTCGCCGACGCTTCTGAACATCGAGCATCTTATGCTGCACGGCCTGGACGGCATCTTCGTCCTCACCGGCGAGCGCGCCGGCGCGCGCGCGGTCTCACGCCCGCCAACCCAGCCGACCCCGCAGACGGGCCCCATCGGGCTGCTGGTCGGGAAGAGCCGGGTGCTCGTCTACCGCCCTGCCGAAACCGATCGGTGCCTCCGATGCCACGCCGCCGACCAGTGGCAGGTCGGACGCATCACCGCCGAGTGCGCCGCCTGCAACACCGCGCTGCCGCTCGTCCACCCCAGCCGCCAATCCGCCAACGAAAGGACCGACCGATGACCGCGCGACCCCGTCGCAAGGCGCCCCGCCTCGAGGCACCGAACACGATCGAGGAAGCGACCGCGCTCCTCGGTGAATATGCCGCCTGCCTGACGCAGGTGGAGAGCATCCGCGCCGACGCCGACGCGTCGATCGCGGCGATCCAGGCCGCGCGAGATGGCTTCCTGAAGCCGCTGGACGAGCGCATGAAGGACATCTTCCGCCAGCTCCGGGCCTGGTGGGCCGTCGCCGGCGAGGCGATCACCGAAGGCAAGCGCAAGTCGACCGAAATCTCCGGCTGCCTTGTCGGCGAGCGAACGACACCGCCCAAACTCGCGATGGCCAAAGGCATGGATGAAGAGGACGCGGTGGACGCGATCCTCGCGAGCGACCTGGACGACGAAAAGCTGATCGTCACCACGATGAAGCTCGCCAAGCCGACCCTCATCCAGCTCCTCAAGGATGCCGAGAGCGACGACGCACGCACGCTGCGCACGATCGGCCTTTTCCTAAAGCAGACCGAAGAGTTCTTCATCGATCGCGCCGCGCCGAAGCCCGCGGCCGCCGAGACGGTTGCTGTCGAGGGGGAAGCGGCATGACAGCGGCCTCGCAGAACCGCGCGCCCTATTGGGCGCATATGGTGCCGGCGCCAGTCACCACGTCGCGGGTTCTCTCGGACCCTGCGTCCGTGCTTCAGGAGCACCCGAGCGGCGTTGTGATCGGCGATGCTGACGGCTTCGTCGGCGTCACCCTGATCGGCGCCGATGGCGTGCAGCTCTCGGCCGAGCTGAGCGAAGCTGCATTCGATGCGCTCGCCGACATTCTTGCGGACCTGATCATGCGGCGCACCTCGGCCGCGCGGGGGCGTCTCGAGGGAGCCCGCCTGCAATGACGAAGGAACGTCTCGACAATCTCGAGCGTCGGCTGTCGGCGCTGGAGACCAAGCTTGGGAGCATGCAGCCCGAAGAGGCACAGCGGCTGCGCGAGACCAGGTTCGCGGCGATCCTAAAGGACGTCGCTGAAGCGTTCGACCTTCAGCTTAAAGATCTCACCGGGTCGGATCGCACACATTCTGTCGCCGCCGCGCGCGGACTCGTTTGCTGGATCGCCCGGCAAACGACGGACCTGACATTCTCGGTTCTCGGCCGACTTCTCGGCGGGCGCGATCACACGACTGTCCGCAAGGGCGTGTCGCGCGCCGCGCAGCTCCGGGACGCCGACCGCGAGTTCCGCGATCTTTCGGACCGCCTGCTCGCGGCCGCTCGCGAGAGGAGGCGCGCATGAGCCCGCGTCAACGCCGTGTCCTCGAGTTCGTCGCGAAGTTCATCGACAAGACGGGCTTCTCGCCCACGCTCCAGGAGATCGCGATCGGAGTCGGCATCTCGGCCCGCTCCAAAGGCGCGATCTGCACCATCCTGAAGCGCCTGGAAACGGAGGGCTACGTCGAGCGGGCCGCGCCTGCGGGCCGCCGGGCGCTTCGCCTCACGGCAGAGGGAAGGCGCGAGCTGGTCGGGTTTCGACTGGTCGACGTGCCGACCTCGGTCCTCTGGGCCGAGATCGAACGCCGGCGGTCGGCCGAGCTGGGGAGCATCGCTCATGGGTAAGCCTTTCGATGCCGTTGCCGGCCGCTCGATCCGAACCGCGGCAGGCAAGGCAGAGAGCCGGACCAAGCTCATCGCGGCGGTCCGCGCAGCCGCCCGTCGTCTCGGGATCGAGGAGGACGACCGCCGCGAGCTGCAACAGCAAATCACGGGCCATCGCTCGATGGCGGACATGAGCCTGGCGGACCTCGGCAAGATGCTCGACCACCTCAACAAGGGGTGGCACGGGCAAACGGGCGGCCGCGCCACGACCTCCAAGATCCGGGCGCTATGGTGGACGCTCTATTGGCTTGGCGCTGTGGACGATCCGAACGATCGCGCGATCGACGCTTTCGTACGGCGCCAGGGCGGCCCGGCCAGCCTGCGCTTCACCGATCACCGAGCTGCGCAGCCTATCATCGAAGCGCTCAAGTCCTGGGCGCATCGCGAAGGGGTGCGCTGGCCCAGCGACGCCGATCTGCGGACGATGAGAGAGGGCAATCCGACCCTGACGCTTCCCCTCTACGAGCGGCATGCCGTCCTCGCCGCGATCGGCGCCAAGCTCGCAGACCGGGGTGGTCTCCATGCCCTCGCTGCCGTGCCGTACGCCCAGGCCGCCCTCGGCCTTTCAGCCAACCATCTCGCATGGAGCGCGCACGAACTCGACGCCGCCATTAAACTGCTCGGCAAGAAGCATCGGCGCTTGCTCGATCCGCGAGGCGGCGAGGCGTGATGATGGCCCGGTCCGGCCCCTCGCGCGCGCTTCACCTCGCCGCGATGCGTCTCGCGCTTGCCGAGGCGTTGCCGCTCGGCGAGGCGCGTCACCGGCTCCTCGAGCAGCGCCAGGCCGAGCGCGCCAAGCGACGGCGCGCGGCCGAGGCTCGTGCACGGTGCGGGACCGAGGTCCAGGCCGACGACGAGCCCGAGCAGCCTCGCCTGCCCTGGTGGAAAATGGGGGATATGGCATGACCTCTCCTCAGAAGCTCCCGACGATCGACGAGTTACCGATCCCAGAGAACGTGACGCCGGGGCCGGGCTGGACTTCGCAGATGGTTGAGATGGCCGACCACATCGGTCCCTATGCCACTCTCCTCTTCGTCGAGCGCTATGGGGGCCAGCAGCTCTTCTTCACCCAAAGCTTCGTCGACGGGGACCTGGCGCGCTTGATCGGCCAGGAGGCCGCACAGACGCTGCGCGAGGTTTACCGCGGCGAACGCGTGCTTATGCCGACCGCAAAGCAGGCCGTCGCGTACGCAAAGCGTCAGCCGATCCTCGCGGCCGTGCGCGCGGGCGACTTGACCGGGCAGGAAGCGACGCGGATTCTGAAGACGTCGCGCACCTATGTTTCGCACCTGTTGAACAACACCTCGGAAGGGACCGGGGTGACGCCTCCGCCCGAATTCAGATCTAGACGCCGCAGGATCGATCCGCGACAGATCGACATGTTCGACGCTGGCGAAAACGAGCGGTCGCTTCCGTCCGCATAAGCGTAGCGCCAGCCCCGCCGGGACCACTGTCCCCCGAGTAGAATTCGGGGGAGAGTTTCGGTGCTTATCAAACATCGCTGCTGGGCGGGACTTCTCCCGTGACGCTTCGCGACCTGGTCGCGCTGGGCACCGCGCTCGCCGGCCTTACCCCCATCGTCCTTCTCGCCGGATTCTGGTGGCTCGGACATCGCCTGGCCGATGCGGAAGCCCGCCTCGATCTGATCGAGAAGTCTCGCGACGACGAACCCTCCAGGCTCGCGCTCTCCAAGGACATCGGCAAGGTCGCCGAGCGCGTCGGCCGCGTCGAAGCGACTGTCGAAGGCTTCAGCGCCACGATGAAGCGGGTCGACGACTATCTCCACACCCTGATCGAGAAGGGATTGAGCCGGTGAACAAGCCCGCCATCATCCTCGAAATCATCCGCCGCGCGATCCTCGATCTGCTCAATGAGATCGGCGGCGAGCACAACGACGAGGTCATCGCACGCTGGCTCACCGGCGTCGGTCACCGCATCGCGCGACGTGAAGTTCGCCAGCAGCTCGCCTGGCTCGAGCAGCAAAAGCTCCTGTCGGCCGAGGAGATCGGCCCATATCTGGTCGTTCGCGTCCTGCCCGATGGGCGCGACGTCGCGGATGGCCTGATGACGATCGATGGCGTGAGCCGCCACAAGACGGGCGACTGACGTGGCGGGGCGATCCTCGATCGACAAGCTGCCGTCCCGCGTCCGCGAGGAGGTCGACGCCGCTATTAAGCGCGGCGCCACGATTGACGACATCGTCGAGCGGCTCCGGGAACTGGGCGCCGATCACATCAGCCGCTCGGCGGTCGGACGCTATTCGCAACAATTCCGCGAGTTCGCAGCGCAGCAGCGCCAGATCTCGTCCGTCGCCCAGGCCTTCGCCAACGAGTTCGGCGAGGCCGAGGACCGCCAGGGCCGCTTCATGATCCAGGCGCTCACTTCGGTGATCACGCGCGCGATCCTGCCGGTTGCGAGCGGCGACGAGATCGAACTCGACGGCAAGGAGCTGCACTATCTCGCGCGTGCCGTGAAGGATGTCGCATCGGCGTCCAAGACCGACGTCGATCGCGAAGCGAAAATCCGCGAGGAGACCCGTAAGCGTGCGCGAGAAGAGGCCGCCGCCGCTGCCGAGAGCGCCGGCCGAAGCGCCGGCGCCACGCCCGAGACGATCGAGGCGATCAAGCGCAAGATCCTGGGGATCGACTGATGAGCCGGACCCTGCGCTTCGTCACCGGTCAGGGCTCTGCGACCCCTGGGGCCGTGGGGCGCCTTGCATTCGCGATCGCCGACGAGGCGCGCGCCCGTGGCCTCCGCGTGATCCGGATCGCAGCGAGCCATAACCCGCACTCGGGAAGCCGCTATCTGGAGCTTCAGGACGGCCGGGGCTTCCGCTGGATGTTCCGGATTTCCAACCACCGCCGGCCCCAGCGCGTGAACCGAAACCAGCCACCGCACTTCGACCTGGTCTCGATCGACGCGACTGCCGGCGTGGGCCAGGCTGTGCACTGGCTCGACGAGATCGCCACAGGACGCATGGCGTGGTTCGAGCCTGAGCAGGCGCCCGCGATTCGCGCGAACAGGTGCAGGCGATGACTCGCGCAAAAGCGCTCGGCTCGACCGCGCTCCCCCCGGCCGAGCTTCCCGCGGTTCTCCTTCCTTATCAGGGGGAGGCGATCCGACTGTCGAGCCTCCACCAGCTCTACGTCTGCGAGAAGTCGCGCCGCACGGGTCTGACCTATGGCTTCGCGGCGGACGCGGTCCTGACGGCGGCGCCCAGGCGCGGCGGAATGGACTTCTTCTATATCGCCTACAATCTCGACATGACCCGCGAGTTCATCGACTATGCGGGCACCTTCGCGAAGGTGTTCAACGAGGTTGCAAGCGAGCCGACCGAGTTCCTCTACGAGGACGGCTCGGAGGAAGGCATCAAGGCCTTCCGGATCGATTTCCCTTCCGGTCATGCGATCGTCGCGCTCAGCTCCAAACCTCGCTCGCTCCGAGGCAAGCAGGGCAAGGTGCTGATCGACGAGGCGGCCTTCCATGACAATCTCGACGAGCTGCTGAAGGCCGCGCTCGCGCTGCTCATGTGGGGCGGCCGCGTGGTGGTGATCTCGACGCATGACGGCGCGGACAACCCTTTCAACACGCTGATTGAGGACATTCGGGCCGGCAAGCGCGCCGGCATCGTGCACCGCGTAACGCTGAAGGATGCGCTGGCCGAAGGCCTGTACAAGCGCATCTGCCTCGTCACCGGCCGCACTTGGTCACCTGAAGCCGAGGCCGATTGGGAGGCGAGCCTTCGAAAGACCTACGGCGACGTGGCCGAGGAGGAGCTGGACGTCGTGCCGGCGCGTGGCAGTGGCACATACATCGCCCGTGCAACTATCCTCGCTGCCATGTCGCCGGAGCTGAAGGTGATCCGGCTGAGCTGTCCGGACGGGTTCGAGCGGGAGCTGGACGCCTATCGGCAGGACTTTGTGCGCGAGTGGCTGGAGGAGAATGTCCGGCCGCTGCTCGACACCTTCGACCGCAACCGGCGCTCGATGTTCGGCCAGGACTTTGCCCGCACCGGCGACGTCTCGCCGATCGCCTTCGGCCAGCACGACCAGCACATGGTTTTGCTAGCCCGCTTCATCCTCGAGATGCGGAATGTGCCGTTCCGGGAGCAGGAGTTCGCGCTCAACTGGGTGCTCGAGCGCCTGCCACTTTTCTCCGCCGGCAAGATGGACGCGCGCGGGAACGGGTCGGCGCTGGCGGAAGCGATGCAGCAGCGCTGGGGCTTCGATCGGATCGAGGCCGTGCAGGCCACCGACAAGACGTACCTGGCTTTCATGCCGCTCCTCAGGTCCGCGATCGAGGATCGCACCATGCTCATCCCGCATGACGAAGGCACGCTCGAGGATCTCCGGATGATCAAGCTCGTCCGCGGCGTGCCCAAAATCCCGGATCGGTCCGTCATGTCGAAGGCAGACGGCGCAAAGGGCCAGCGCCACGGGGACAACGCGATCGCGCTCATGCACCTGCGCGCAGCGGCTGACGCGGACAGCGGCCCGTTCGAGTTCTTTTCCGCCGGCCCGCGGCCCGGCGCCGGCGAACTCACTTTCCAGTCAACCGGCTTCGGCGCGATCGGCCGACGCACGACCACCATGGGATTTTGATCGATGTCGACGAAGGTTCCGGCTGAACTTGCGCAGGAGATCGCCACGACCGCGAACGGTCGCGACATCACGCGCGCCTATGTTCGCGACCTGGAAGAACCCAAGGATCCGCGACTGCTCGGCTCGGTCGACTGGGGTGTCTACGATCGCATCCGCATGGACGACCAGGTCAAGTCGACCATGGCTCAGCGAATCTCGGCCGTCGTTTCGCGGGATTGGGACGTGCTGCCCGGCGACGACAAGGATCCGCGCTCGGTGCGCGCAGCCGACGAGTTCAAGCTGATGCTCGAGGAGGCCAGCATCGATCGCGTCCAGGAGAAGACGCTCTGGGCGACCTTCTATGGCTATTCAGTGACCGAGCTGATCTGGAAGCCAGGACCGAACCGGATCGACTTCGGGCTGAAGGTACGTCACGCCCGCCGCTTCCGGTTTACGCCCGCGGGCGAGCTGCGACTCCTGACCACGTCCGCGCCGCGCGGCGAGGCTGTTCCGGACCGAAAGTTCTGGGTCGTTCGCGCCGGCGCGACGGACGACGACGAGTTCTATGGGCGGGGCTTGGCGGAATGGCTCTACTGGCCGGTGACCTTCAAACGGAACGGCATCCGCTTCTGGAATAAGTTCCTCGACAAGTTCTCCGTGCCGCCTGCGGTCGGCAAGTATCGCCCCGGCTCGCCGCGCGAGGAGATCGCGAAGCTCCTGGCCGCGCTCGGCGCGCTCGCGAACGACACCGGGATCGTGATCCCTGAGGGCGCAGCTATCGAGCTTCTCCAGGCTGCGAACGCCGGTCCGGACTTTAAGACGATGCCGGCGTACATGGACGAGGCGATCGCGAAGATCGTGCTCAGCCAGATCATGACGACGCAGGACGGCGGCGGCGGACGGGCGACGGGCAAGATCCATGAAGGCGTCAAGCTCGAGGTGATCAAGGCCGATGCCGACACCCAGAGCGACAGCTTCAATGAAGGCCCCGCGCGCTGGTGGACCGACCTCAACTTCGGCCCCGACGTCGCGTCCCCCCGCTTTGTTCGGATCGTCGAGGAGGAGGCCGACCTTAAGGCCCAGGCCGAGACGGACTCCACCCTAGATGCGCTCGGGTGGACGCGGAATGATGACAGCTTCCGTGACACCTATGGCGATGGCTATGAGCGGAAGCCTGAGCCGAAGCCCGCGACGGCGCGGCCGGGCGCGCTCAGCCCCGCGGCGAACGATACAAGCGTACCCGGCGACCCTGCGGCGGCGCCGGACGCCCGCCGACCTCCGACGCCGCGCCAGCAGGCCGCGAGCTTCGCGCTGAACGAGCCGCAGCCACTCTATGTGCAGCGCCGACTGAAGAACGCCAGCAAGCTCGTGGCATGGGCCATGGCGCAGGGGTTCAAGTCGACGCTCGCGGCCTCCGACATGCACGTGACGGTGCTCTTCTCGCGGCGCCCGGTCGATTGGTTCAAGCTGGCCGACGATTGGCAGAGCGAGGAACCACTTGTGATCCCGGCGGGTGGTCCCCGCCGCGTTGTGCGCATCGGTGACCAGGGCGCGATCGCGCTGCTCTTCGGCAGTTCACGCCTCACCTGGCGGCACAACGACATGGTCGAACAGGGCGCGAGCCACGACTTCCCCGAGTACCACCCGCACGTCACCATCACGTACGATGCGGGTGATATCGATCTGTCGAAAGTCGAGCCGTACACCGGTCCGCTGACTTTCGGCCCGGAGGAGTTCGAGCCGCTTCAGCTCGACTGGCAGGACAAGATCAGCGAGGCCAGCTTCGCCGAGCCCCAGGGCGACATCGTCGACGCGATCGCCGCCCAGCTCGTTGAACAGGGGCTCACCCCCATGAGCCCCCTCATCGTGCCGATCGTGCAGGCGATCGCGGCCTCGAACTCGGTGGAGGAGCTTGAGCTCAATCTCCTGAAGTCCCTCGACCAGGCGCAGGTTGACCAGCTTGTGGAGCAGATCGGCCGCGCCGGTTTCGCGCTGCGCCTCGCCGCCGAAGCGGATGCCGATCGTCTCGATGGCTGACATCCGCGCCTCAATTGGCCTTCCGCCCGATGACATGGTGGAGTTCTTCAGATCGAAGGGCATCTACCCTGTCAGCCGGCGCTGGGACGACGTCTGGGAGGAGGAGCACGCTCGCGCCTTCACGGTCGCCAAGATGATGGATCGAACGCTGCTCGAGCGCGTGCGCGCGTCTTTGGATGACGTGATCGCCAACGGCGGGACGTTCGAGCAGTGGAAGGCCGGGATTGTGCCCCAGCTTCAGGCCGCGGGCTGGTGGGGCAAGATCGAGGATCGCCCCGAGCTGACCGGGGTCGACTATCCAATCTTCGTCGGCGAACCTCGACTCCGCACGATCTACAACACCAACCTGCGCATGGCGCGCGCCGCCGGCCAATGGAAGCGCATCCAGAGCCGGAAGGCCGTAGCACCGTTCCTTCGCTACTCCGCCATTATGGATACGAGGACTCGGCCGCTTCACCGTCAGTGGCACGGCACGGTCCTACCGGTCGACCATCCTTGGTGGGACACGCATTTTCCGCCATGCGGCTGGAACTGCCGCTGCACCGTCATGCAGCTCTCGGAGCGCGACCTCGTGCGGCAGGGCTGGAAGGTGACGAACCCGCCGCCGTCGAGCCGCCTCAAACCGTGGCGGCGGTCGAACGGCACAATCGTCCAGGTGCCGGAAGGCATTGATCCCGGCTTCGCCTACAATCCTGGCAAAGCACATCTGCGAGGGCTCGCCCCCGGCCCGATCGAGGGGGGTGTGAACGCGCCTATCATCGGCCCTGATCGGAAGCCCCGCGCGGAAAGCCCAGCCGAGCGAGCCGCGCGACTCTCGAAGGTTGCCGAGCTGCCGCCGATGCCGGCGCCGCGGGAGGTCGGGGGAGACCTCCTACTGCCCCGCGACACGCCGCCGGAGGAAGCTATCCAGCGCTTCCTGGATCACTTCGAGGGTCGCGGCATCACTGATGGCGCCGTTCGTCTGATCGACGACATCGCCGGCGAGCCGCTCGTGATCTCGGACAGCTTCTTCTATCGGGGTGGCGTCGCCGGCCAAGGGCCGATGAAGCTCGACGACAAGGGCTTCCGCACCGAGCATCTGCTACTTCTTGCCGAAGCGCTCCTGTCGCCCGACGAGATCTGGTGGGCATGGGAATGGTTCGACGCGCTTGGCCGCTGGCAGCTACGTCGGCGCTATCTCGCCCGTTTTCTGATCGATGGTGAGCAGCGCGCCGTCATCCTGTCGATGAACACCGGCGCCGCCGGTTGGGAGGGCGTTTCGGCTTTCCTGTCAAAGCGCGGCGACAGCTATCTGGCGAACCAGAGAGGAGGCGTCCTTGCGTGGCGTCGCCCCGAATAGAAAAGCCCGGCCGAAGCCGGGCTCTGCTCCGTTCTCCGCTGCTCTTGGACCCACCACCGCCAGGGATCGAGCAGCGCGGCGCGGCCGCCGTGCGGTGACCCAGCATTACGCCAGCGTAAGCCGAGACTCAACCTCCCATCGGAGACCTTAGATCATGGGCAAGCTAAATCCCGCAGCAAACGATCGCGCCGCTTCGGTCGCGGAGGGCACGCTCAACGTGGTCGGCGCCGGCGCCGGCGCACAGGTGATCAGCCGGACCAACTTTACACTCAGCGGAGACTTCGTGGGCACCGCGCGCCTCGAGCGCAGCTTCGATGGCGGCCAGACCTGGACCGCGCTCACGGCTGGTGGCCAGGTGATCGAGTTCACGAACCCGGTCAGCGAGGAGCTGGACGAGCTGGAGGACGGCGTCCTCTACAGGGTGCGCCTGGTCGCGCTGACGAGCGGCACGCTAGCGTGGAGGTTCAGCCGGTGAAGAGCGTTCTCGCCAGCGCGAGCCAAAGCTCAACCGGCAGCTTCCCGCGCGCGAGCGCTTCCGCCTTCCTGACGACGCTGGCGGCGGGGCAGGCGATCGCCGACCTGAGCAAGCCGTTCGGCGCCGGCACGATCCTCTCCGTGGTCGGCGGCATCCCCGCGCAGCTGGCCTATGCCGCAGGCAAGATCACGCGCGGCGCCGGCGCCGCCGTTGGCGGACAGACCTACTCGATCCGCATCCGCGCGGAGAGTGCGGACGGCAAGCGTGCGATCGAGCGAACGCTCGACTTCATCGCGATCGCGCCGATCGTGATCAGCGGCAATCCGCCGGATGCGACTGTCGGTCAGGCCTACGAGCACATTTTCACCGCCAACGGCCCGGTCGCGATCTCCCCGGCCGATCAGGCCGCGCTCGCGGCCTACGGCATCCAGTGGGACGCGGCCGCGCGGCGGCTCTTCTCCTCAAACGTTCTGCCCGGAGCCTAGCGAATGGCGGTTATCTCAATCACGATCGGTCCGGACGCTGCGGCGAACGCGACAACGTTTTCGAACGCCTACGCGGCGGCCGCGATCGGCGACACGATCGAGATCGACAACACGCACGCGACCGACTCGGAAGTGATCGAGCTTCCCAATCCATTTTACTGGACGAAGCCGGTCACCATCCGCGCCAAAAACCGTGGCCCGGCGCAACCGCATCCGTTCCTCGGTGCCCTGCCGAACTTCTTCAAGCGCCGGGTCATATTCAGGATGCTCAGCCGTGCGGCGACGGGCAACGACGTGACCAAGCTGATGCGCTGGGAGGGTATACGCTTCGAGCGCCCGCGCATCTGGCCGAACTTCACCGGCACGGGCGAGACCTGGGGGGATCTGCTCCCTTATCCGAAGGCGCGCGCGATCTTCGACGCGCTCGACGGCAACAACGATGCCCAATGGCAGATGATCGGCTGCGAGGCCTTTGGAGGGTACGGCGGCGGCGGGAACGTCAATAATCCACTCCCGTACGACACCAGCTACAAGTATCCCGACCTGGACAGCCCGGCCACCTACTACTCACGGCCGGGCAACCTCGCCGATACCAAGGGCCGATTCTCCATCGTGCAGGACGGCTATTTCACCGTTCCCTTCAGCGTGGGCGGTTGGGGTGACGCGATTGGCTCACTCCGCAATAAGTTCGGGAACCTGATCTACAACGCCCTGCACCAGGCGCCGAACCTCTTCTCGGGCTACTTCAATCAGTTCTACACCGAGGACTGCTATTGGCACGATATCGGGGTGCCGGAAGGCATCGTGCAGGAGCGCGCGGGCGGCCCGATGACGTACGAGAGCAAGGCATGCGTTTGGGAGAACATCACCAACTTCTGCTCGCAGGTCAGCCGCAACCGACCGGGCGGCAGCACGTTCTGGTGGGATCGCCCGATCGTCTACGGGATGATGGGTCACGCCCTCGACCTCGGCAACCCACACAGCGACGCTTTCTTTCCCGGATCGAACATCGGCGACGCCAGCCTGGAGCGGCATTATCAGGCCCGCCTGACGAAGGCGATTATTCTGCCGAAGGAGAATGAACGCACTTGGTGGACTGCCGTTCGCAACCAGCCGGCCCCCTATTCGCACCCTGGCATCTACGCCCAGGGTCACCAGCTCTATTACAGCTTCCTCTTCCAGACGGCGGGCTACCAGTTCGACATTTCGTCGATGGATTTCGACGCGGTCGGCAACATCCTCGCAAAGGCGCGCCACTATGTCTCGGTGACCTCGACGACGCCGGGCGGAGAGACGCAGAACGGTCTTCTCTGGGTCCTCGCGGGGACAGGCGACAAGCCGACGCGGGGTCGCATCCGTGGAAACATCACCGAGACGCTCATCAACACGACGGGTGCGGTCGAGCTGGACAATATCCGCCTCAACTATGCCGGGGTGGTGACGGCTTTTGCCAATCCCACGGCGCCGGCCGAGACGCTCGAGCAGCTTTACCAGAACTACCGCTACGCGGCGAACACCACGATCCCGGCGGAGTTCCGCAACCCGTACCCGACGGTCGCAGCTCTTCGTGCCTCGGCTTCGGTTGCATCGGTGCCGCCGTTTGCCGCGCCGGTCTCGGTCCGCGGCGCCGTGGCCAACACCGTCGTCACCTCGAACATGTTCATCAAGCATGGCGGCGACCTGGGCGACGTTCACGTCTTCACTCCGCCCGCCGGGCTCGAATGGCGCGAACTATCCTACGACGGCTCGACTCAAACTCGAGCCTGGGGCACCGCGCCTGGCCCAGTCGTGACTGGCCGCCTGATGCAGTTCCGAACGACGTCGTCGCCAACGGCCAATGGCACCGTCACGAAGACTGGCGACCTGGGCGGCGTGCCCGTCTCCTGGAGCGTCGTGACTGCGACCGCCAACAAGTGGCCCGGCGCCGTCCTGAACGAGACCCGCCTCGTCCTGAGCCCGCAAGCGGGCCTGAAGGACAAGACAGGGACCCGCTTTCCGGGCAATCAGCGGAAAGGCTCACTTTTCGTCGTCTACAAGAACCAGACCGGCCAGCGAACGGACGGCAAGCGCCCGTATCTGCTCCACGAGCGCGGCGGCGACGGAGCGCCATGCACCTTCATTGTTGCCAATCCGAACGAGCCCCTCGGCAACAATCCTCCGACGACGTGGGCGATCGCCCGCTCGGGCGCATATGTCGGCGCGCTGGCCGAGCAGTCCGGCGGCAGCGGGGTGAACAACAACGACGCGCTGATGATTTTCGCCATGTCGTGGGACGCGGACGCCGGCCTCAAGCAGTGCGTCCACATCAACTCCAACGGTCAGATCGTCGACGCGTCGGCCTCAATGGCGCTCAACCCTGGCGAGCAGGGCATCAGCAACCAGAACATCTGGACCCTCTTCCAGGGCTGGGACACCGGCACCAACAACGTGTTCGGGGCGGACTTCCGGGGTGACTTCTACGCCCTCGGCCTGAACATCGGGAAGTTCACCGACTGGAAGGCAGGGAACTTCGCCAACTTCAACAAGCTGTTCGATCCTGACGGCGTCGGCTATCGCTTCAATGCGCTCGACCCGGACGGCGAGGACTGGACGATCGCTGTTGTGGGCGACGCCGCCCGCTTGAACGGCGGGACCGCCAACCTCAATCCGCTCAACCCGTTCGTTCCCGACACGGCGTTTCGTGGCGACACCACAAAGGCCTCGGTAAATGCGGTCGACAAGGCCGTGACCGGTGCCACCTTGCCTGGGACGAAGCTGGCAATCACCGCTGAAGTGCTGACCGCCAAACCGAGCGTCGGCCGTCCCGTCCAGGTGCTCGTCCAGTTCAGCGGCTCGAACGCACCGACGCAGCTCACTCCAACATGGGGCGGCGTGGCTCGCACGTCCCAGGATGGGGTGAAAGCGGCGCCGGCGAACAGCAATGGGATCGTCTTGGAGGCGGTGCCCAGCGCTGCCGGTAACCTCACCCTCTCGCTCGCGAACGACCAGGGCCACACAAACCCCGCTCAGGTCGTGATCCCGGTAGTTGCGCGTGACCCACGCGCCACCGTCAACTTCACCGTTTCCCCCGCGTCTGGGCAGGCCGGAAACCCGTTTGCAACGTCCTTGAAGGTCTACGACCCGGCCTAGAGACTTGACAGGTAAGAAACGAACCAAGGTGGCAAAACAGGCCTCAGGGCGCTCAGAGCCTAAAAGTTAACAGATTGGACGCCGAACCCCGCAGATTTCTGCCGTTTCTCGCACCCGATGCACATTTTTTCGGAAACTGGGAAATCGGCGTGTCTTTGCGGGGCTCTTCTCTCGGAGGCGCAGCTGGCGGGAGGGCGGAACTGGGAAATAATCGGGCAAAAAGTCCGCCCCGATTCGACCGGCGCCCAGTGGCGCACGAAAACCGCAGAAATCAGCCATTTCGGTCCCGGTTTGTCCCATCATGTCGCGCCAAATCCCGGCCTGCTTCTGGGAAAGGAGTTATTGCCCGGTCACACTCTGCCGTACCCAGCCGATGTCGAACCCGCCGTCACTACGGCGCCGGGCCCGGAGCAGCACCGGCGGCGGCGGACGGAGCGACGTGCCGATCGAAATCGCCTCGGTCTGAACCGGCGCAGTGTCGCCGACCCCGGTCGCGAGCAGCCGCACCTTGCCGCCCGCCGCCGCCAGTGGCGGATCCCAGGCGAGGAGCGTATCGGCCGTGAGCAGCACGAAGCGCTCGCCAGCCCGATGCGTTGCTGCCGCAAAGCCTGTGCCCCGCCGCGCGCGCAATAACCGCTCGAGCCGCCATCGCGGACCGCCAAGCGGCACGGCGCGACCGAACTGCACAAGCTCGCCGCCGATCAGCGCAAGATTGACGCCCGCAGCGAGCTGGCCGGGATCGGCATCCGACAACTGCATGCCGGCGTGAAGCAGCCGCACCTCCACGGTTGCGACCAGATCGAGCAAAAACTCCTCGCCCGGCGGCAGTCGCGTCTCGGCGATGCCCATGGTCGTCGGCAAAGCCGTATCGCCGATCGCCGTCCAGCTGGCGCCGTCATCGATGCTGGCGAGCAAACTCGCCTGCCGCCATCCGGGCGACGCACCCGCCGCCGCGATATATAGCCGAGGCGCCTCCGACAGCGCGTCGCCGAGCGGCGGCAGGTCGAGCAGATGAACCGTCGTCGGACCATGCGGCGCGTCGAGCGGCGACAGGCTGCGCCCCGGGTCTGCCGACCAGGCGAGCGCCGGCGCGCCTGCCTCGGCCAACAGGTCGAGCGTCACGCCGTCCCGCGCGATGCTGCGGTCCAAGACGCGCCACCGCGCACCATCGGGCGTCTCGACACGGCTTCCCGGTGACAGCGACATTTGCGACCAGCCGCATTGGATTTGCCGGCGTGCCAGCCCTGAATAACGCGTCGCCAGATAGCGTTCGGCAAGGGCCTTTGCCGCATCCGCCGACACGGCCGCCGGCAGTTCGATGCGCGCGATCGAGCGTCCGCCGCCTCCTCGCCGGGCGCGCTGCAGCCCGGCCTGATAGTCGCGCGCCGGATCGAGATAGGCGAGGCTCGCCTCGCCCGGTGCTTCGCCCGCTGGCTTGCGCCGATCTTCCGCACCGTCGGCTATGTCGACGGACGGAATCGTCACGACGGGATCACTCTCCCGCTCGAGGCGGAGTGCCTGTCCGTCGTCGATCAGCCGCAGCGGCATCACGGCTTCCAGCGTCTCGACCAAGGTCGCGAGGCTGTCGCCGGTGGCGGCGAAGCCGTCCAGCGACGGGCCGCCGGTTGCATCGATGTCCCCGTCGCTCAGCGCGGCGAGAATCGCGCCCGCAGCACAGGGATAGGCATCAGCCTCAATTTCGAAGGTAAGCGACGGGATACGGTTGCCGAACGGCTCGAGCGGCATGTTCTCGAACACTGCATACGCGCAGCCCCGATAAGCCGGCGTGGCGCCCTCTGCGGCGGCGATCAGCGGGTCGACCGGCTGGTCCGCGCCTCCGCGGTGCAGGCGAAAGCCGGTCGTCTGCTTCCAATCTCCCGCGGCGCCGCGCAGCAGATTGCCGTCGGCCCAGATCCGGCGCACGTTGCTGATCGGCCGGCCAGAGAGCAGCACCGCGAACGAGGCTGCATAGCTGTACCGCGTCGTGCGCGGACGTCCTTTCCCGCCCTCGCGCGTGCGCGTTTCGATCAGGTCGGTCGACCAGATCACAGTCCCGGCAACCCGGAGCGTGCCGAACAGCTTGGGGATGGTCGAGCCATAGGAGGACGTCTGCACCCGCAGATCCTGCAACCGCGGCCCTTCCTTCCCCTTGGGCCTGAATATCCGGTCGTCGATCGAGCGGCCGAGCAAGGAGCCCAGCGACGCGCCGAACGGCCCGCCAATGGCCGAACCGATCGCGGTCAGGACAAGCGTCGCCATATCCCCAGCACCTCCCCTTCCGGCACGCCCGGCCGCTCGACCACGCGGCGCAGCGTTGCGTCCGCGTGGACAGTTCCGGTCGCGCTCGACACGCCCAAATGAAGTTGCCCCGGGCCCGGCCGGCTCAGCACCACGTCTCCGGGGGCTATCGCGCTCGCGCGCACAAAGCCCGCCGCCCGAAGCACAGCTTCGATCTCGCGCGGATCACCACCGCGCAACGCATAGCCAGTCCGGGCCGGCACGCCCGTCGCGGCCGCCACCAGCCCGACACAGTCGAGCCCTGTCGCCGGATCCCGCCCGTGCAGTCGAAAGCGCGTGCCGACAAGGGCGCGCGCGCGTTCCGCAATCTCGCTCATTCGCCCGGGTACCGGGTCAGCAGGTCGAGGCCGGGCAGATGCGGCTCGCCCCGAAAGTTCGCCGCATTGGCAAAGCGTGTCCGGCAGGTTTCGAAGCTCTTGTCGCACCCTTCGGTGAGCTCGACCCGCACGCCCGAGATCACTGGAAAGCGCGGCGGAGTGGCGAGCGTGAGCGTCGCGTCCGCGCTCGCCAGGATGGGTTGAACAAGCCCGCCATTGCGCCCGTCGAGCCAGCGCAAGCGGCCCCACCCCCAGGCATTCGCGACGGGCTCGGACCGATCGACAGTCACGTGTGTATCGGCAGCGGACAAGACCCGCGCGATGCGAGTCCGCTCCGCGAGCGGAACCTGGCATCGCGAGTCTCCGAATTCGGCCCGGCATTCGGGCGAGGTCTCCTCGACGATGGGCCGGTCGAGCAGGGCGCCCGCACCCTTCACCTCCGCGCTGAACTTCCCCTTCGACAAAGTGACGCCGCCGAGTTCGCCGCGCGCGAGCTGGACGAAACTGCCCGGATCGTTCCAATCGACGACAAGCAACCGTACATGCGCGCCGTCCCACCGTCCGGCGCGAAGATCGGCCTCGCTGAGGGAGGCGGCACTGACTGCGCCCGCCACTTCGAAGGCCCGCGCCTCGCCCACGCTCGCGCTTTCGATTGCTGATGGCGCGATGCCCGGCGACGCTCGATAAAGCAGCCCCTCGACCACCAGATCGCGGTCATGGCTGGTGAAGCCGAGCGTGACCCCGTCGCGTCGCTCGAGCCGCCAGCACAAGGCAAAGCTCGTGAGCTCTTCTGCAAGGAATGCCGCCATCTCAGCCCTCGCGCACTTCGATCAGCGGCACGTTCGGCGCCTCGCCCGCGAGAAAGGTCGTACGGCTGACCTCGATCCGGTCTTCGGCAAATCGTACCGGCACGTCGAAACGAAATCCCGCCGTCACCGCGACGCCGGCCGCGGGCGCGGCATCCAACATGATCACCCCCGCGGTCTCGACCTGAAAAGCATTGGTCTCGACGCCGCCGACCGCGACGCGCACGCTGCCCGCGACCGGCCGCGTGATCCTCCGCCGGGTATCGCCATAGGCTTTGATGAGCGGGAAGCGGGTCCGCATCCCGTCGCCAGACCCGAGGAGCTGGTCGACCGGGCTCGGCACCGCGCTGGCGACGTTCGAACTGTCGTCGAACGGATCGCGAAAGCGGAACGCCTGCGCCGGACCGCGCCGCGCCCGGAAGAAGGCGATCAGAGTCGCCAGATCCGCTTCGGAGCGGATTCCTGGCCCGGCATCGAAACGCAGTCGCGCGTCCGCCCATTCGCTGTTGCGCTGCTCGCGCCCGCCCGCGCCGGACGCGATGGCGGTCGAGGTAGTCGCGACCACGCTCGCCTCGCGTCCGATTTCGAGCGGGAAAGGAACATCGGCAAAGGCGTCCACCTCTTCCTCCTCGTCGAACCAGATGAAGCCGTCGCGCTGCACCTGCGGCAGCGCCCAGAGAATCGTTTCCGCGACGCCGCGCGCACGGGCGGCCTTGGCCGCAGCGGCGATTTCGTCCCATTGCGCCTGGTCGGCGGGCGCGAACACGAAGCCGCTCAGATAGTGCTGTTGGGCGACGGGATAGCCGAGCCGAGCCGTCGCGGCCGCGACGCCGCGCGCGGTGTCGCCGCGCCGGCCCGCTGTCACCCACTCATAATCTTCGAGCTGGAGCACGTCGAAGGCCGGCCTCGTCCAGCCGAGCGGGAGCAGAGCGCGTTGCACATCCGCGCCCGTCATCGCCGTCGGAAGATAGGCGAGCAGCAGCGTTTGCGCGTCGGCTGCGACCTGCCGCACGGCCGCGGTCAATGCGGCAGTCGAGGCGGCGAGGCACGCGCCGGCTGCGTCGAGCAAGGCGCACTGGGCGGCGGTAAGCGCGCCCCGCACATCGGCGATCACCGGCGGCGATCCGCCGAATGCGGCCTTTGCCGCCGCGTCGTAGAGGTAGATGCGACCGGCCTGGTCGACCCACCACCAGGGCTCGCCGACCTGGAAGCGGACCTTCAGCCCCGCCGTCTTGGCGATGGTCACGAATGCGCTCGCGACCGCGCGAAGATAGGTCATCGCGTCCGGGTTGGCCGGTGACAGCAGCGCCGAAGGCGGACTCCAGCCGGTGCGTGCTGGATCGCCATTGGCGGCGCGCTGCTTCCAGGCTTCCGGGCAGTTCGCGTCGAACAGCTCGTAGCTCAACGACCAGATTACATCGTAATCGAGTGCCCTGGCGCGCTCGGCGAAGTCGCGGTGCCATGCTGCGCAGGGGGCACAGAGCGCTCCGCCTGCGAGCGTCGCCAAGCCGCCCGCGAGCCGCGCATAATGGCTCATCCCGACATAATGGTTGATCAGCTTGCGATAGCCGAGCTGCAGGATCGTCCGCAGCAGCCGCGCCGGCGTGACGTTGTAGCAGTCGTCGTAACCCGTCGCGATGCGCAGCTCGTGCGGCGGCACGAGCACGTCGCCAATCGTCAGCACCGACCGGGGCCCGTCGCAGGTGATCGCGCTCATCTCGGCCCAGCCCTCGACCGGCGCGGGCAGGTCGGCGGCACTGCCGTCATAGCCGGCCGCGACCAGGGATACGAACATGCGGTCGATGTCGCCCGCCCAGACGGGATCCGCCTCGCCCGGCAGCAGGAAGCCGCCCGACAGCGCGTCGAAGTCCAGCCGGATTACCGCGTCGGTCGGCGTGCCCTGGGCGTAGTTCCACAAGCGCACATACCAGGCGCGCGGCTGGCCCGCCGCGTCGCGCCCTTCGATGGTGAGCGTCGGGCCCCAGACCGCGTTCAGCGGCAGGATGCCCGCCGATCGCCAGCGAAAGCTCAGCCGGCAGCCGCGGAAGTCGCGATCGGTCTCATAGGCGAGCAGCGGATGATCGTGCTTGTCCTCCGCCCACCAGATCAGCCCGGCCAGATCGGCCTTGCGGTAGAAGACGGCGTCGACGCGCAGCGCGTCCGGCGCGGTCGTCACCACCGACGCCATCATCGGGCGCGGGAAATCGACCGTCCAGAAACGCGGATCGAAACGCTTGATGACGCCGGTCTCCTGCCCGGTGCGAGCGGATGCGAGCCAATGGCCCATGCGCGCCTCCTCAATCGAGCGCGCGGCGCACCGCGCGCGCGACTTGCCGGCTGGACCGCACCAATGCCTGCGCTGCATCGCCGCCGGCTGGCGTCGTCACGTTGATGGTGATGGCGACATTGCGGTCGCGCGCCGCTGGAGCGGCGGCGACCTGACCGGCTGTCGTGGGCACGAACAGCTCGGGACCGCGCTCACCGACCAGATAGGGTCGGCCGGGCGAGACGGGGCCGCCGGTCGCACGGCCGGGCAGGCCACCGAGGCCGCCGCCGAAAAGATTGCCCAGCCCGAACGAGCCGAGCAGAGAGTCCAGGCCCGAGCGCACCGCGCTCGCCGCGATGTCGGCAAAAACCTGAAGGATGATCGATCTCAGATCGTCAAAGCCGAGCTTGCCCGTGCGCACCGCCTTCACCAGCGCGGACTCGAGCGCGCGTCCGGCGCGCGCGGCGCTGTCGGCGAACGGGCCGTCGAGCTGTCCGCGCAAGGTGTCGACGTCGCGCGCAAAGCTGGTCGTATCCGCGCGCACCGCGACGACCAGCCGTTCGATCTCTTCATCCATCGGGGAACTGCTCCTTCATGCGCGCGACGAGTGCGGCGTCTGCCGGTGCGTCGCTGGCGGGGGCGAGCGCCGCGAACACCGCCGCCAGCTCGGCCGGCGTCGCGCGCCAGAATTGGTCCGGCGCCCAACCGAGCACTGCGCCCGCGGTGCCGGCCAGCGCCTGTGCGCGTTCCGAAAAGGTCATCGGCCCTGGAGGATCTGGCCAAGCAGTACGCGCAGCGCCGGCGTCGCCTGAGCGAGCCCGCCCGCCGCCACCACCTCGCCGAGGCCATCGCGATCGAGCTCCGCCGGGCGCTCCGCCAGGCAGTGCCAGAAGAGTGCGACCATTTCGCCGAACGCGAGCTGGCCGGCCGCCGCCCGCTCGACGAGGGCGAAGAGCGGCCCCAACTCCTGCTCCGCCGCCACGAGAGCGGTGAAGCTCGGGCGGAGCACCAAGTCGGCCCCGCGCACACGAAGCGTCGCCTCGCCGCGGATCGGGTTGGCGCCGCTCACGACGCCACCACCGCGCCGGAGCTCTCGAGTGCGACCGTGTAGGTGCGCTCGCCATTGAAATCGCCGGCGAAGTCGAGGCGGGTAAGCAGAAACTTGCCGCGCAGCTTCTCGCCGCTTTCGAAGCTCAGCTCATAATCGTCGACCAGCCCGGCGAGCGCGTTGTTGCGCAGTCGCGTCTCGGCGGCCGAGCCAGTGAATACGCCCGCGCCTGAAACCGACACCGAGCGCACTCCCGCGCCCGACAGCAGCTCGCGCCAGCCGCCCGAGCCCTTGTTGGTGACGACGATCGCCTCGCCGTTGATGCTGAGCTGAGTCGTGCGCAGCCCCGCCACCGTCGAGTAGACGACGGGCGTCGCGCCGTTGCCGACCTTGAGCAGGAAAGCGCTGCCCCGTTCGATTGGCATGATCTGTCCCTTTCCTCAGAGGAGTTCGAGCGCGCGCACGCGGACGTCGAGCTCGGTCGACCAGGCGTTGACCGCGATGCTGCGCGTGAGTGAGCGGAGATGGACGAAGGCGCCGAGCTGCCAGCTGCCCAGCGTGCGCGGCACGGCGGCAAGCGCAAGGAGCGCGGCGTCGGCGAGCGCGAACATCCGCGCCGGCGTCTGATCCGTATCGACGACGACGAGCGTCAGCCGCAGCTCGCGCCCGGCTGCGCCTTTCACCGACCAGTCGGCGGCGAGCATTTCGCCGAGCGCGACATAGGGCGGCGTCGCCCGCGTCGGCCGGCCGTCATGGACGCCGTTGGCAAGGCCCGCGATCGTCGGATCGGCGGCGAGCGCGGCAAGCATGGCGGCGCGCAGATCGGCCTCGAGGCTCATCGCACCAGCCTCCCCAGCCAGCGCAGCCGCGGATCGCGCCGCGCGCGCGCCAGCAGTCCGCGCCCCTCGAGCCGCACGCCGTCGTCCGTCTCGCTGACGACGACGCCGGGCAGATCGATCGCCGCCGCGAGCCGGGCGCGGAGCCGGGCGGCGGCGCGCGCACCCGCTGCCGCCGCGCGCGCCTGCAGACGCTCCAGCATCAGCCGAGCCCCACCCGGCGCCACGGCCGCCACAGCGCCGACACCGCCGCCGGCGGCGCGGCTTCCTCGGCATCGTCGCGGTGGCTGTAGAGATGCGTCGCCAGTCGCACGATGCCTTGCGCCAAGGCGGCGGGCAGCTCCGCCCAGCTCGCCGCCAGCCCGGCCTGATAGGTGACGCGGACCCGCCCCGCCGCACCGGGCTGGTCGACCCGCACCCAGCCGGCGCCATCCGCGTCGATGTCGATGCCGTATCCGGCGACCGGCAGCACGAACGCCGCGCCTTCGGCCGGCAGCCCCTCGACCAGCGTGATCGCGCCAACCGGCGACGCCCCGAGCCGCCGCCACACGGGTGCGGCGTTCAGCACCTCGACCGCCTGGCGGACCAGCACGGTCTGCCCACAAAAGGCCTCGCACAGGGCGATCGCCGTGCGGGCAAGCGACAGAATCAGCCCGTCCTCGGCCGCGCGGTCGATCCGCGCATAGAGCTTCACCGCTTCGCGCGCCGCCGCGAGATCGGCCGCGCCGAGCTCCGCTAGTTTCAGCACACACGCCTCCCCCGCCCGGGCGCCGGCGCCCGGGCCTCATTGCTGACGATTTTGAGAGTCCCGCTTTGCGGCGGATCAGGTGGCCGAGAACTTCATCAGCTTGATCGCCTCGCTGTTCACGACCGCGCCGCCGATGCGCTTGACCGCGTAGAAATACACGTACGGCTTCTTGGTGAAGGGATCGCGCAGGATCGTCGTCTCGCTCCGCTCCGCGATCAGATAGCCGGCGCTGAAGTTGCCGAACGCGATCGCGAACGAGTCCGCCGCCACATCCGGCATGTCCTCGGCCTCGACCACCGGATAGCCGAGCAGCGTGTCCGGTCGTCCGGCGTGAACGGAAGGCTGCCACAGGAACGCCCCGTCGCTGGTCTTGAACTTGCGGATACGCGCCAGCGTCGCCGAGTTCATCACGAAGACCGCGCCCTGCCGGTAAGGCTGGCGAAGCAGCTGGATCAGATCAATCAGCCGGTCGGCCGGCGCCGCGGTCGGAAACGCGCCCGCCGCACCCGAGGGCAGGTACTGCAGCGTCCCGAAAGCGCGCACCGCGTCGGCCTCCACCGTCGGCGCCGGCCCGCGCAGGAACCCGCGCGGTTTGTTGACGCCGTCACCATTCACGAACGCCGCATTCTCGGCCCGCGCGAATTCGGTCGCGATCTCGCCGGCCAGCCAGGACTCGACATCGAAATTTGCGTCGTCGAGCATCGCCTGGCTCGCCGCCGGATTGGCGTAGAGCTCGCCCATCGGCGGCGCGATCTCGCGAAACTTGGGCGTGTCCGTCTCCGGCCGCGCCGCAGTCTCCGCCGCCCAGCCGGACAGCGTGCCGCCCGTGGTGATCAACTTGCGATAGCCGGCGCTCCCCACCCGGACCACATTCGCGATCTGCCGGATCGGCGAAATCGTCTTCAGCGTCGCGTCGATCGTCGCATCGAGTTCGCGCGGGACGACGAGACCGCCATCGATCCCGGTCGTGCCCTCGAAGCTCTTCAGCTCGAGTTCCGAGCCGCGCCTCAGATAGCCGTCGACGAACGCCGACCGCACGCCATCGTCGCGCGCGCCGGCAAGCGCCGGCCGATCGACAACACTCGTCCCGCCCATCGTCTCGATGCCCGCGTCGAGCGAGCCCGCCACATCTTCCATCAATGCCTCCTTGTTCATCACTCCACCGTGATCACCCGCGCGAAGGGCTGCATCGGCAGCCGCACCAGGCTCACCTCCACGAGGTCGAGATCGATGAGCTCGCGCCCGCCGCCAGTGCCGGCGCGCGCCGCGCGCACCCGGTACCCGATCGACAGCCCCATGCCGGCACGCACTGGCCGGTCGCAGCGCGCGACGACACGCAGTCCTTGCGCGTCCTCCTCCAGCCGCTCGACGGTGCCGACCCGGCCGCCATGCTCCCAGAGCAGCGGCACCTTGGCCGGGGCCGCGCGGAACGCGCCCGCGCGCACCACGTCGCCGCCGCGATCGGCGCGGTCGAACACCGCCGCATAGCCGGCGAAGCGCGTCACTTGACGAGCGCTCCCAGCCCCAGCTTTACAGACACGCCGACGAGCAGCACTGCGAGCATCAGCCGCGTCACCCAGCCGGCGACCGCCTTCACAGCCGACCGCTTCACGTCCCGCCAGGCGCGCAGCAACTCGCGCAGCTCGCGCACGTCGCGCCCGGCATGATCGTCCTCCAGCCCGAGCGAGGTGAGCGCGCGCCGCGCACCCGTCTCGCTGGTTTCCTCGATCAGCGCGCGCAGCGTCGCCACGGACGCGCCTTCCTCCCGCGCCTGCGCGAGCAGCGCGGCGAGCAGATTTTCGTTGGACATGACGTCCCGTCTCCACAGATGCGCCGGACGCCCGGCGCGACGCGCCCCCGCGCTCGTGTCAGGTGGCCGGGGTCAGCCCGACCGCAGCCCGCTTCTCGTCCGCACTCAGGAAATCGGCACCGCCGACCATCGCCCAGAGCCGCTCCCGGTCCTCTGCCAGTTCCGGCACCTGATCGGCGGCGATGCCGAGCGTCAGGCCCGGCCACCAGGGCGCGAGCGCCCGCGCCAGCGCGCCATGGATCTTCGCGCCGAGCGGCAGGATGGTCAGCCGCCACAGCGCGCGATTGGCCTCGCGATAGTTGGCGTAAGTGGCGTCGCCGGGCAGGCCGAGCAGCATCGGCGGCACCCCGAAGGCGAGCGCGATGTCCCGCGCAGCCGCCGCCTTCAGCCCGACAAAATCCATATCGCTGGGCGACAGGCTCATCGACTGCCAGCGCAGGCCGCCTTCGAGCAGCAGCGGCCGGCCGGCATTGGCGGCGCCCTGGAACAGCTCCTCCAGCTCGCGCCGCAGCCGTCGATGCTGTTCGGCCGAAAGCGGCACGTCATCCGCCGGCTCATGGACCAGCGCGCCCGAAGGCCGCGCGCCATTGTCGAGCAGCGCCTTGTTCCAGCGCGTCGCCGCATTGTGCGTCGCGACCGCACCAGCCGCGACGCCCAGACACCCGAGCCCAAGATGGTCGTCGAGCGGGTGGTATCCCTTGACGTGCACAATCCGCGGCCGGGGCCCACCCGCCTCGATCCGACGCGTCGTCGCTCCGACCCGATATTGATAGACCGCCGGCCAGCCGCGCGCATCGGCCTCGATGGTGACGCGCTCGGGCCGCAGCGCAAACAGCTCGACGATCTTGTCCTCCGCGTCGCTCAGCAGCTCGACGAAGGCGTTGCCGTGGAGCAGCAGCTGCGCCGCGACCGTCTCCACCAACTTCTGGCCGGCTGATTCCGTCGCGACCAGCCGCGCGACCGCCGATTCCGAGCAGGCAAGCGGTGCCTGCCCGACGCTTTCCGCGATTAACCGCACCGCCCGCTGCGCAACCGGGTTCCGCAGATAGGCGTTGCGCACTTGAGCGTCATAGTTGCTGGGCCAATCGCCCAGGCCGAAGCTCCGTGCATAAGCGTGCGCCAGCGGCGGAGGCGCGACATCGCGCCCGGACTTTCTGCCGAACCATCTCAT